TTACCGCCCGGTCGGGACGCACGGGGGGGAGGGTATACCCCCCTGGGGTATACGGGGGGCCTGCCGGCCCCCCTGACCAGGCACTCGACGGTGCCGAGTGCCCCGACGGGCCTGCCCCGTCGACGGGGGCCTGCCCCGTCGACCCCGAGTGCCCCGAGTGCCCCTGCCGAGTGCCCCTGCCCCTAGCGGGGGGCAGGGGGCCTAGCTGCCTGCCCTGCCTGCCCTGCCCCCCCCCCCTGTGCAGGGGGCCTGCCTGCCCCCTGCCCCCTGCCCTGTGCCCCCTGTCTGCCCGGGGGGGCCTGCCACACAGGCCCCCTGCCGTAGGCCCCCCTGTGCCCCGTAGGCCCCCCCCTGTGACAGGCCCCCGGGGCACTGTGCCGAGTGCCCCGACAGGCCCCCCGATACACGACACCGAACACGTTTCCGACGTTTCGTGTCGAGCAATTTCGTGTCCGGAAACGCATCGTGACCAGCGCAAACCGACATATGCAGAAATTCGCATGGGAAATTTTTTGCGTGACACCGAACACGCTCTGACCTGCGGCGATGCTCGAGGTCGACGCTGTGACCTGCGGTTATGGTTGACTAGACACCGTACACAGCCGTGTTAGCTTGGTGTCACAACTTCAGAAGCGCAGCGATGCGATGCCCGTTCCCATCGGAACCGCGAGGCCCCCCCGGAATCGGCTCAGACACACCGCAAGCGACTGGACACAAAGCAGGCCCCCTCGACATACGGGACTGACCCGAGCGGATTCAAGCAAGGTTTCCGCCACGACGGCAGTCCTAGACGCCGGTAGCGGAAACAGACCGACCCGGTAGGCAACCACGAGGGACGCGCCCCTGCTACGGAACGCATGGCAACCCATCGGCTAGTAGGCCGATGGCACCGGTTCGATTCCGGACGTTCCGCGCTAGTCATCACTCACTCAATCGAGAGGCCCCGACAATGGCACGTATCGACGTCACGACAGACGAGATCAAAGCTCTGCGCGCTGCGGAGATCAAAGCAGCGGCATATGACGCTCTCATGGCCGAACTGACCGAAGTCACTTCACACCTCGCGGCGTATGCCGATAGCTATGAAGAGTCGCTGCGGAATAAGCCAGAAGACACTTGGTACCAAGGCAAGGCACAGGCTTACCGCGTGGCGTATGACAAGGTCTACGCCGTTCTGACCGCATCGCAGCGTGGCGAACTCTGACCGATACTTGACACCGAACACCAACACGAGAGGCACCGACCAATGAGCACGAGGGTTGAAAACATCCTGATCAATGCAGACTTCGGCGCGGCGGTTATCGCCGGTCTGCAAGGCTCCCCGGACGTCCGACAGGCACGAGAGGCACAGGCCAAGGCACGGGCATCGGTCGGGTACCGAGAGGCATCGGCAGACATGCTGACCAGCGGGGCATCGCAACAGAAGCTCTCGAAGAACACCTTGCCGAGTTTCGGCCTGATGTTGACCCCGGAACGAGGGATGATGGCCGATAGCCTTGCCGATGTCCGGCAAGCGTTCGGCATCACCGGACCGATCAACCTGTGCCCGATGGCATCCAAGGGATGCGCTGCGGCGTGCTTGTCGCGGTCGGGGCAGTCAGGTATGCCAGCACAGCAACGTGCTCAGGCAGTCCGCACAGCGTTCCTGCTGAGCCATCCTCGCGAGGCTGGTCTGATCATCGGTGCCGAGATTCGCAAGGCATTGCGTAGGCATGGCCGGATTAACCTGCGGCTCAACACAACGTCGGACATTCGGTGGGAACGCGTTGCCCCCGACATGGTGCAAGCCTTGGCCGATGCTGGTGTGCTGATGTACGACTACACCGCCTGGTCACCCTCCGACCGTGCCGAGAGCGACGACTACAGCCTGACCTACTCGGCTAAGGAAACGTCGCATACCAGCGACGACTACCTGCAAGGCATCCTCGCCAGCGGCGGCAACGTCGCGATGCCGTTCACCACCCGCAAAGGTGAGGCCCTGCCCGAGGTTTGGAACGGGTACCGGGTGATCGACGGTGACGAGAGCGACGAACGTCGCAACGATCCCCGAGGTGTGGTCGTCGGCCTGCGCGCCAAGGGTCACGAGTGGAAGAAAGACAACAGCGGTTTCATCCGTCAGGCTTGACACCGTACGGTCGCCCCGATGGTCGCAGGGGAGGTTCGATTCCTCCCCGGGGCACGCTCGACAACCAACCAACCAACCAACGAAAGGCACGACCATGACCGCACGACAGAAGCTGACCGTCGTCGCACAACGCGACGGTGTGTCGTCCACAGGCACCCTGCACGGGCTGCTCGTGGAAGCTACCGAGAAAGGCAAGATGCTCCGGTTCACCGTGACCGGTCACGACGGCAAGAAACGGCACGCCGCCGTGTCGCTCACCCGTGGAGAGACGGTGTCTCTGCTGACCACGGTGCAGGAATACCTCGACGGTCTGGAGGCGTGACCGTGAGCTTCCTCGCAAGGTATGTCGTCGGCTCGATCATCGCCGCCGCACTGATAGGCATCGGTGTGGTCGCAGGCATGGGCATCAACGCGGTCAACATCTTTGATCAGCGGAGCTTCCCTTGCCAAGAGGATGAATTGCTGGGCTACGCACCACAATTCGGCCCCGACCGCGTCGGCTGCATCCATATCGACAACCTCAAGTAATCAACAACCTCAACGCTGAGAAAGGCACGACTCCCCATGAACATCAAGCAAGCCATCATCCCTAATGCCAGCACCGACCCGTTGGGCCGCGCCTTGGCGCTGATAGTCACGCCGGATGGATGGGAGTACGTGCTGCAGTCTGATCTCTGAGGCATGGAGGCGAGCACGCCGGGGCAGGGGAGGCCCTGGCGTGTTGGCTGCTGTACCTGAGACATCAACCGAGACAGAAGGATTGACCGATGTACGTAGGCGATATGACCCTGCAGGATGCACGAGAGTGGAAGCGTCTCACACAGGAAGACTTGGATAAACACCTGCAGTACTTCAGTGCGAGTTCGCCTGTGGCACAACAACTGCAGAACGATCTGGAAGACATCAACGGACGCATCGCAGAACTGGAGGCATGACCATGACCGTGTACTCATACAAAGGACGGATGATCGCGAGCACCACCGAGGTGTTCGTGTACCGCAACCTGCACCGTGACCAATGGTCGGTCAAAGCCATGACCGGGCCGCACAAGGGCAAGGTTGTCGGGCACGCCGACCAACTGACCCTGTTCAGTTGCGAACTCAAGGTATCGGAGGCTGGACGGCAACGCGTGCTGCGAGAGGGACGCAAGAATGTCCACGCCGGGGTCATAGGCTTGATCGTGGATGACGACGTGCTGCACACCGACCCAACGGGCATCGGGCCGCTTGAGGGGCCGCGCAAGGTTTCGTACAACCCGCGCCGCGCAGGAGCTTTCACCGTCAACGACCAGCCGGTCGACGCCGCCGACTACATCCACTTCGCCGCGACGGGCGGTGTTGGGATGGACAAGGTAAGGCTGGGGAGGTTGCGGAGCTTCTACAAGAAGCTCCAAGACCAAGTCTTGGAGTTCGACCCGGCCATTCCGCCGATCCCGGGGGTGAGCAACAAAGGAGGTTGGAGGTATGTACCGCGTACCGCCGATGACGGGGACCTGTTGATCAGGGTCAACGACTACACCGACCTCACAGAACAAGGAAGAATGATTTGGCGGTTGCCGCCCGTAAGCCCGTAGGAGTGAAGAAATTGCCTGCCCTTCCGCATTTAGTGGCGGCGACCCTGCCGGTCATTGTCCCGACACTGCTCATGGTGTCGTCAAAGATAGTGAACGACAGGGTGTACCTCTTGATCTACCGCAGCCTGGTAGTCAGAACGACAGACCCGAGCTACGCCCCGGTGATCTCCATCTTGGAGAGGTGTCGCCATGTCGTCGTGGAGCAAGAGACAGTAACCGACCCAGACATGATGTTCGGCCAAGCCGAGCTAACCGTCTACGAACTTACGGAGGACGATGACGACGACCGAGGAACGGAAACACCGGAGCGTCTCTCAGCTTAACCAGTATGACCGATGCCCGCAGGCGTACAAGCTCGCACGCATCGACAAGGTGTGGCAACGCCCTGCGGCCTGGACCGCGCAGGGCAGTGCTGTCCATGAGGCCATCGAGGCATGGGAGAACTCGGGCCGTCAGATGTCCCTGCAAGCTATGCAGCAGGTTTTCTTGACATCGTACAAGAAGTACATCAACGCCTCGTGCGAGGAGACACCAAACTTCCAGTGGTGGTTCGCTTCTGGGCCTTACGACGCCCTGAGAGACATCCCGCGCCGTCAAGCCATCGGCCTGGAACAGTGCGAGAAGTACATCAACTGGGCGCAGAAGCACACCGAGGAAGTCATCTGGATCTCCCCCGATGGCACGCCGGGTATCGAGATCGGTTTCGACATAGACCTCGACGGCGTGCCGGTGAGAGGTTTCATCGACGCGATCATCGAGGTGGACGGCCAGCTAGTGGTCCGTGACCACAAGACGGGCAACCAGCCCGGTGACGACTTCCAGCTTGGCGTGTACAAGGTGGCGATGGAAGAGGAGTACGGTGTGTCACCCGGCAAGGGTGACTACTGGATGGGTAAGACCGGAAAGGCAACGTACCCTTACGATCTCAGCCACTGGACCCGTGACCGGGTCAGTGAGAAGTTCCGCTGGCTGGAGGACAAGATAGAGGCCGGCGAATTTCCCGCCAAGCCTGACCCGGACAAGTGCCGGTTCTGTGACGTGTCCTTCGCATGTGAGTTTCGAGAGGGCTGATACTTGACAATGAACACTTACCGTACGTCCGTCGACCTCGACGGGGACACGTACACGTACGTCGAGATGGGGCCGGTCCCGGGGATGCCGTTGTGGCATCACCTATCCCAACCGTCTCGCTGGCCGTTCCCCAAGGAACAGGCCGCGTTCCGTTTCGCTGAGACGGCTAAGGGAAGCCACCCACAACGAGACGTCGTCGTAATCACACCAGATCGAAAGAGGTTCGTACTGTGAAGGATGAACGAGAGGCCAAGCTGCCGAGGTGGGCACGGGACCTGCTCACACAGGAGAGGACCAGGGCCGACCGCGCCGAGCGCAAGCTCGCCGCGCACCTGGATACTGTTGAGCCGAGCCATATCTGGTACGGGGACTACAACAACCCGATCTACATCCCACCGGATTACGGGTACCAGACGGTCCACTTCCAGTTGGGTGAGATCGGGGACATGCACACCGATGTCAACTGCCGCATCAAGGACGGTGCCGTTGAGGTCGGTGGGGGACATGGTCTGAGCCTGGACATGGAGGTATCGAACCGTTTCCGTATCAGATTCAGTGATCGCCGATGAAGTGGCTGTTCCTCCGCTATCTCGCTTTCTTGACATCGAACACACCTGACCCAGAACGGAGAACACCTGTGTCTGCCAAACATCCTGACCAAACCCACACCCGAGACACCTCGGGGTGGGGACCTGGGCCTGACCCGAACAGCCCGGTACTGCGGTCGCCGTACGCACCGCACGAGACAGGCGCGGTGCTGCGGATGCAGCGTGCCGGTTACGGGGGCCTCGCGATGAGCGCGGCCCTGAAGATGAGTCCGGGCACGGTCATGGCGAAGCTGCACCAACAGATGACCGCCGAGCAGAACGCTCACCGTCGTCAGGTGCCCATCCACGACGCCCTGATCAAGAAGGGCACCAAGTGATCTGGGTCATCATCGTCGTGCTGTTCCTGTTCTCCGTGTGGTTGGTGGGTCGCTGATGTACACACCACTGCAGAGCATTCGGGTCAAGGGATCAGCGGGTGATCCGCTGCCGACTGTGTTCCCGTCGTTGTCCCGCAAGGGCACGAAGTTCCTACGCGGCCAGCTTGCGCTGATCGCGGCAGGACCGGGCACCGGGAAGTCAGCCTTCGTGCTGGCCTACACGCTGATGGCCCGGGTGCCGACGCTGTACTTCAGCGCCGACTCCGACGCCTTCACCCAGTTGTCCCGCATGATCGCGATGGCAAAGGGGTGGTCGCTGGAGAAGGCTTCCAACCTCGTGCGTTCGGACGACCTCACCGAGGTGTCCGACGCGTTCGAGGAGGTACCGATCCGGTTCAACTACAACGCGTCCCCGAGCCTGGGTCAGATCGAGGACTCGATGTCGGCCTACTTCCAGTTGGCCGGTGACTACCCCAGCCTCGTGGTGATCGACAACATCACCAACGTCCGGGGCACCGGGGAGGACGACGACCCGTTCGCGGGTCTGGAGTCGATGATGGACTACCTGCACACGATGGCCCGCAACACCGGGGCCTGTGTGGTGGGTCTGCACCACGTCACCGGCACGTACAACGATGCCGACAAGCCGATCCCGCTGAGCGGGGTCAAGGGTCAGATCACACGAGTGCCTGAACTCGTGCTGACCCTGCACCGGGTGACCGATGAGTTTGGTCCGGAGATGCTGAACGTCTCCACGGTGAAAAACCGTGCGGGACAGATGGACCCGTCCGGGAACTCGTTCGTCAGTCTTGAGTTCGTAGGCGACACAATGCAAATCAGAGACAACAACTAGCAGAAAGAGGCCCGCCAGCCATGTCCAGTATGCAGACCATCATCGACCGGATGAACCGTCAAGCCCTCGGAATAGAGGACACCGAGGTGTACAAGATGCTGTGGGGAGATCCGCAAGTCCGCACCACCAAGGTCGAGGTCAAGCCAGATCTCCTGGCGTCCGACTTCGATGATGTCCCGCAACGGGTCATGGCAGGAATGACGGAACCGCCGGCACCCCCGAAGCCGCAGGTCTTGGACCTCACGGACCAGTCCTACCTCCGGGTCGTCCATGACCCGGAGCGGATGGTGGACATCATCAAGCCACACCTCGACGGTGTCGACTTCGACACGTTCGTGGGGACCGGGCTATCGGGCACTCTCGCGGCTGTCGCGATGGCGAAAGCGATGAACAAGAACTACCTCATCGCCCGGAAGCCCAACGACGGCACGCACTCGGGCAACAAGGCCGAGGGCAAGCTGGGCAAGCGGTGGCTGTTTCTGGACGACCTGATCGCCACAGGGGCCACGCTGGGCCGTGCCTACGACGCGGTGGCGATCACCGCCGAGAGGTGGGACTTCAAGACGGAGTTCGTCGGTGCCGTCCTCTACGGGGACGGCTCGTGGTACCCGGACAAGTTCATCTCAGCCAAGGACTGCCGGTACAACCTTGAGGAGTACTCCGAGTACTTTCCCAAGCCGTAAAACTTGACACCGTACACAACCGAAAGGAAATCATGACCGCCACACCAAACGCCATGCCCCGCAAGGCCAATCCGATCCGCCAGCAGGTGCTCTCTGCCCTGATCGAGACGAAGGCCGTCACGACGACCTTCAAGCGGGACACCACCCCGCACGAGAAGAAGCCGACCATCGAGGAGCGGAAGGTCACCCGTCTGCGCCTGCGGTTCCCGCTGGCGCAGAACGTCTCCGACCTCAACGTCGACCGCGCTGCGAAAGCGTGGATCGCATGAGCGCCAAGGTGACTCGCACGTACGGCGCGACGTTCAAGTCCACCCCGACCCTGGATCAGTTGCAGCGAGAGTTGGCATTCGCTGAGCGGATCTTCCACAAGTCCCACGACGTCGCCATCGACACCGATGACGACGGTTGGGTCTACCTATCGGTAACGGAGGATGCATGAGCAAGCACCGATTCGATCAGGGCCTAGAGGAGTTCCTGAACTCCGAGCGGGATCTGCTGGTATTGTCGGACGGCCCGAGGGGGTTCAGCCGACTCCGACAGGACTGCAAGACGCACCGCAGCTTCCCGGAGGAATACATCCGATGAGGCGGGTACTGGTGACCGGCTCCCGCGACTGGCGGGACCGGCACTCGGTCTGGAATGCGTTGCACCAGGAGCTAATCCAATTCCCTGACGGCATCGTCGTCGTCCACGGGGCAGCCCGTGGCGCAGACGACATCGCTGATCGGTGGGCCTGGGGGATGCACCAGATGGGCTACCCGGTTCGACCAGAGGATCACCCGGCTGACTGGAACGGCCTCGGCAAGCGTGCCGGGATCATCCGCAACCAGGCGATGGTCGACCTCGGTGCTGACGTCTGCCACGCCTTCCCGTTGGAGGGCAGCATCGGCACCCGCCACTGCATGAGCCGCGCCTACGCGGCGGGCATCCGGGTGGTCAACCACGGCTACCCGCCGTACTCGGAGATGGCTCGCCAGTTCTCCGAGGCTTACCTGCAGACGACACCTTCACCAATCAGGAGTCAACTTTGAATCGCATGAACCTAGTCCTGCCCAGTGGTTTCCGCATCGCGGTGACCACAGCAGGGGAGAAGTACTGGCCTGCGCTGGTGCTGCTCCACGGGCTGTCGGTCAGCGCCAAGGCGTACGAGGAACTGATCACTCAGCTATCCGACCACGGCTACTACGTCATCGCCCCCGACGTGCCGAACCACGGCGACTCCGGGAGCTTGCCGTGGGGCCACACCATCGGTGACATCGCTGAGATCGTGGACGAAACGCTCTCGGTACTTGACATCGAACGGGCCGTGTTCGTCGGCCACTCGATGGGCGGGGGCCTCGTGGTTGAGATCGCCGCGTTGTTCCCGTGGCTCGTCAAGGCAGCCGTCTTGATGGACGCTGCCGCTGGGAAGGAACACCACGAGGGCGTAGCGGTCGCCCCGGGCCGTACGATCCCTCGTCGCGCCGCCAGGATCGCTCTGGGCAGCCTGGTGGACGTTCTGGGGGATGGTTATGCCGCCATGCGTTCTCGGACGCACACAGAGCGTCTGAGCCTGCTGTCGATGCTTCGGGAGTCGGTGGGCGGCTTCCGGTTCGTCAAGGTGGCCCATGCGCTGATGCGGGCCGACACCGTACCGCTCTTGGAGAGGATGCGGGCAGATGGTGTCCCGACCGCCGTCATCCACGGCGAGTGTGACCAGATCGTGCCGCTCGCGGCGGGGATCAGCGCGGCGGTAGCCGCTAACGCCGACCTCTACGTCGTGGCCGGTGGCTTCCACTCGTGGATGCTGGCCGACCCGGAGTTGGCTGCCGAGTTGATCGACACGGCAGCATCGGTGGCAAGAGCATGATGTCCATCGAGACGCTCGTGGCGATAGCCGTCAGCGTCTGGGGCGTCTGCGTGTTCCTGGGCCTGGTCCTCGATCCGTGAAACCCTGCAAGGACTGCGTGGAAGAGGGCCTACCTCTGACACGCGATGCGAAGTACCCCGGACCACGGTGCTTGACGCACCACCGGGCGGTAAGGGCCAATCGGAGTATCACGGGCTGGGTCGCTCACCTGTGGGAGAACTTCGGCATCACCGACACCGAGTACTGGGCGATCTATGAAGCTCAGGGCGGGGTCTGCTACATCTGCGAGCGGGCCAAGGGACTCGGGCCAGGGGAGTACATCAAGGGCCGGAAACGGCTCGCGGTCGACCATGACCACAAGACCGGGATCATCCGGGGCCTGCTGTGCGCGTCGTGCAACCGACGCGTGCTGGGGCACCTGCGGGATGAGCCGCAGGCGTTGGTCCGGGCGGCGTACTACCTGATCCATCCGCCGGCTGTCGAGGTCATCGGTGTCCGGATCGTCCCCGGGGGGCCTGATGAGTAGGCCCCTGCTGCTCGACCTGTTCTGCGGAGCAGGCGGGGCCGGGATGGGTTACCACAAGGCAGGTTTCGACGTCATAGGCGTCGATCTTCACCCTCAGCCCGACTACCCGTTCGAGTTCATCCAAGGGGATGCTCTCGATGTCCTCATGAACGGTGAGATGAACTTCCCGTACCGGGAGGGGAGGTCACTCTGTGAGGTAGTCGCGATCCACGCATCGCCGCCGTGCCAGTCGCAGACGGCGCTGACCAAGGGCACGAACAAGGGCCGGGAGTATCCCGACCTGATCCCCGAGACTCGAGAATTGCTGGCGCTCACCGGGCTGCCAACGGTCATCGAGAACGTCCAAGGGTCCTCGCTGCGGCGGGACCTGACGTTGTGCGGGGAGATGTTCGGACTCGGGGTCATCCGGCACCGGTACTTCGAGGTGGACAAGTTCAAAGCCGAACAGCCCAAACACATTCCGCACAGGGGACGTGTCCGGGGGTGGCGTCACGGGAAGTACTTCGACGGCCCGTATGTCGCCGTGTACGGCAAGGGAGGCGGCAAGGCGTCGGTGGCTGAGGCCCAGGAGGCTATGGGCATCGACTGGACCGACAACCTCGTGTCGTTGAACGAGGCGATCCCACCGGCCTACACGGAGTGTATTGGGCGACAACTGCTTTCATACTTGACACCGTACAAGGAGGGTGATGGATGAGCCACTGATCGTCAAGGTGATCCACCGGTACTACCCGGGTTGGGATGCCCCGAAGGACAACGGCAAGGACTGGCTGCGCTGCCTGTGCCCTTTCCATTCCGAGGACACGCCGTCAGCGGCGGTGTCCTACGAGCGCGGTGCATTCCGATGCCTCGCGTGTGACACCAAGGGCGACGTAGTGACGCTCATCAAGAGACAGGAGGAGGTGAGTTATGCAGAGGCTCAGCGAATCGCAGAAGGACTTTCTACGGGAAGCGACAAGCCGGTACCACGCCAGCCTGCCCGGAAGTCCAGCCGAAGAGTATTTGGCGACAAGGGGATTGACGAGCGAGACGGCAAGGCCGCTCGTGGACAGGTTCCGACTGGGATACGTGGCCGATCCACTCCCTGGACATGAGATGTACCGGGGGATGCTGGCGATCCCGTATCTGCGGTGGTCGCAGGAGCACGGGTGGTGCGTCGTGTCCATCCGCTACAGGCGGCTGGACGACGAGAAGCCGAAATACATGACGGCTCCAGGGGATCAGACGTGGCTGTACAACACCATCGCGCTGATCAAGGAGGTCCCGGAGGTCGCCATCACCGAGGGGGAGATCGACGCGATCACCGCCCAGGTGTGTGGCATCCCCTCCGTAGGGGTGCCGGGTGCCAACCAGTGGAAGCCGTACATGAGGGAACTGTTCCTCGGCTACCAGACCGTGTTCATCCTCGCTGACGGGGATGACGCGGGGGCATTGTTCGCCAACACGGTGGCGAAGACGCTGCCGAACTCCAGGGTGATCCCGATGCCACCCGGTGAGGATGTCAACTCCCTCGTGATCGGGCGAGGAAAGCAAGCACTACTCGAAAGGATGAGATGACCTACAAGACAGGCGATGTCGCCGTCGTAACCGGTCCCATACGTTTGGCAGACGGATCACCGATGGTGTTCTTCGCGAGCGGGGATGTCGTGGACATCCTGCGTGGCGAGGACGAGGACGGCGATGTTCACGCCATGCGTCGTTCAGACGGCCTCGATCAGTACATCTGGGGCAAGTCCTTGACACCGTTCAACAAGATCGCTGACGACCCGAACATCGAATGGGTCGACGGCATCCACGACTACGTCCACGAGGAGGACGACGATGAATGACCTGATCACCAGCCTGGTGCAGGGCGAGGTCGACGTGGTCAGCCGCCAAATCAATTGGCAGCGAGCGCGATTCGAGGAGTACAAGCGACAGGCCCATGACGCGGACCAGGAACTAGGCGAGCTTCTACGAAGGAAGAACGCCTTGCTCCAGGCGTTGGGCACCATCCCGTCCGAGCCGAAACCGGAGCCACGCACCTGGGAGTCCTACAAGGAACTCCCGATGGGTGTCCTGGCGATCAGCAGCAACGGAGTTCTGCACGTCCGTCGCCGCGCCGACGGCAAGGTCGAGATCAACGCGGTGTCGAACAACCTCAACCCCGACGGCTGGGTCCAGACCGACCCGGGGTCGGGTCCGCTCACTGAAGTACTGGAAGGAAGCAAGTGACACAGTCGATTCTGGAAGAGGCACAGACCCTCATCCACGGCCAGCGCAACAAGGACTACGGCCATCCTCGTGAGAACTTCGGCTACACAGCCGAACTGTTCTCGGCCTACCTCGGCATCAAGGTGACCATGCTCGATGTCGCCCAACTGATGATGCTGCTGAAGATGGCACGGCAGAAGGGAACCGGCTACCACCGGGACTCGACCACCGACATCGCTGGCTACGCCGGGTGCATCGAACGGTGCTATGACGAGGACCCCGAGGTCATCGACGGCGAGGTCGTGGACCTCGACGCGCCGCGTGTGTGGAACCGTCTGGCCGACATCCCCGAGGATGTCTTGTTCGAGGACAAGGACGGAGATCGCCGGTACAGCTTCCTCAATGGCTGGCGCTGGGATGGCACCAAGTTGTCCGAGGCCGAAGTCAACGGCGACTGGGACTACGCACCGTACACGGAGATCGTGTGAGCGAGCGCATCGTCGCCATCAGTGACACCCAGATGCCCTACGACGACCGAAGGGCGCTGCGGTCGGTCATCCGGTTCATCGGGGACTACCAGCCCACCAGGGTCATCCACATCGGTGACCTGATGGACTTCCCACAGCCCTCGCGCTGGAACAAGGACACCCGAGGCGAGTTCGAGGGGTCCGTGTTTAAGGACGCGGAGCAGTGCAAGCAGCGGTTCCTGGGACCGCTGCGGGAGGTCTACGACGGACCGGTAGGCATCCACGAGGGCAACCACGACGAGCGGCCTCGCGTGTACCTGGAGAAGTACGCGCCGGCTTTGGCGGGGACCAAGGCGTTCAACTTTGAAACGCTCTTGGACTTCGACGGTTTCGGTGTCGAGGTACTGCCCGAGTTCAACAAGGTCGCACCGGGATGGATCACCACCCACGGCCACCGTGGGCAGATCAGCCTGTCGCGGATCGCGGGTAACACCGCGCTCAACGCGGCCCGGAAGCTGGGCGTGTCCGTCGTCATGGGACACACCCACCGGATGGGCCTCGGGTCGGACACCGTGGGGCACAGCGGCATCATCAAGCGGCAGATCACCGGCATGGAGATCGGCAACCTGATGAACATGAAGCTGGCTTCCTACCTCAAGGGCGGAACTGGCAACTGGCAGCAGGGATTTGGGCTTCTGACGGTCGACGGCAAGCACGTCAAGCCTGAGTTGATCTACATCACCAACGGTCGGTTCACCGTAGACGGAAGTACCTGGGAGGTGAAGTGATCCCGTACGAGGAGGTCAGGGAGGTCGCTACGACCGCCCTGATCGCCTGGGGGTCCGATGTCGTCATGGCAGACGACCTCGTGCAGGAGATCTTCGTCTGGTACCTCCGCTGGCCTCCGGGGCAGCAGATTCTCGAAGAGGTCGACCCTCCGGTACGACGCGCCATGCTCAACAAGGCAGCGGTACAGATCCTCGTGAAGGAGACGCTGGATGCCGACGAGCGGTGGGGGCGCAACCTGTACTCCGCAGACTCGGTGAAGGACCACCTGAAAGGCCGGTCCACCAACAAGTTCCTGCGGAAGCTGATGCCGCAGGCACTGGCGCACCTGCAGCGGCAGAACCCGAGACAGCACGACGCGCTCGTGAGCCGCTACACCGACGGACTGGTGCCGGTCAGGGGCAGTGCTGAAGAGGGCAGGTTAAAGCGGGCGGTCGTGTCACTGACCCGTCACGTCAACAGCCTGCTGATCGAGGGCAAGGACAGGGACGACGCGGCGGTGTCCGCGATGTCCCGGCAGGGCAAAGGTGGCAAGTCAGATCCGACAGCAGAGGCCGCTATCGCACTCATCGAGAAAGGTGATGAGCCAATTGAATTAGCCAACGAGGAGGACATTGTGACAGGCACTACGACGTACCGAACGGAGCTAGCAAACGTGTTTGACGACTGGATGGTTCGTCCAGTGCTGGACGGCTCCCAAGAGAGTCGGGCACGGCTCAGCGTTCTGGACGGCGGGATGCTGGGTGATCGGTCGGAGATGTATCAGGCAGAGGTCTTCCCGGACCTCTACCCGAACGAGAAGCCGATGCTGATCGAGAACTGGTCCCAGGAGGACCGCGAGTTGTACTGCGGCGGCGAGTGGACCCCCGGGTACCTGCGACTGGTGAAAGGTGGAGTGTGACAACGGATGTCAACTGGGGACCAAGCGGTGAGCTTGTCTACAATCGTACTTACAGCCGAGTCAAACCTGACGGATCGCGTGAGACGTGGGCAGAGACGGTTGAGCGAGTCGTGGACGGCAATCTTTCGCTTGTCGATGCTCGATACCACCAAGAGGACGAACGGGACACCTTGATCCGTCTGATGACGGAGTTCAAGATCCTGCCGGGTGGGCGTCACCTGTGGGCGTCGGGCGTGAAGAACGCCCAGCACTTGTTCAACTGCTGGGTGTCGGGGTGGACCGAGAAGCCCTCGGATCACTTCGAGTTCACGTTCATGCGCCTCATGGAGGGTGGCGGTGTCGGTGCGAACTACTCGAACCGATACCTCGCTGACTACCCGCCTGTTCAGCAGGAGTTGTACGTCCACATCGTCTGCGACCGGGACCACCCGGACTACGACACGATGAAAGAGGCCGGCGTTCTGTCGACCGAGTACGACCCGGACTGGGCTGGTGCGTTCGTCATCGAGGACAGCCGTGAAGGCTGGGCCGAGGCCCTGGTCGACCTGATCGACACCCACTACCGGGACGAGGTCAGTCACTACCAACGGGTGTATGACGTCTCACGGGTCCGTCCTGCGGGCGCGAAGCTGAAGACGTTCGGCGGCACGGCCTCGGGGCCGCTGCCGCTGGCGCGGATGTTGATCGACGTCTGCGACATCCTCAGTAGCGTCCATTTCAACCAACAGTTCCACGGTGACACTGGTGGGTTGACTGGGCTGGATGCGATGGAGATTGACCACGCCATCGCACAGTGCGTCGTGGCAGGCGGTGTGCGTCGGTCGGCTCGCATGGCGATGATGCACTGGGCTGACGACCAGATCGAGGAGTTCATCAAGTGCAAGTCGGACACCGGCTCGCACTGGACGACGAACATCTCCGTCGAGGTGGACAGTGACTTCTGGGCCTATGTGAAGGAGCAGAACGGCAGCCCGCGAGCCAACGCGGTGCTGCGGGCCATCACCGAGGGCATGGTCGCCAACGGTGAGCCGGGGTTCTGGGACTCGTCGCTGTCCAACGAAGGTGAGCCGAACGAGGTCGTCTGTACCAACCCCTGCGGGGAGATCACTCTGCAGGAGTGGGAGCCGTGCAACCTGGGCCACATCAACCTGGCCGCGTTCGTCAAGGACAACGGGAAGTACGACGCCATCGACCTGATCCGCGCTCATCGTCTGATGACGCGGTTCCTGATCCGGGCGACGTTCAGCCCGGTGGCCGATCCCAAGAGCCGAGAGGTCTTGGATCGGAACAGGCGGATCGGTGTGGGGCACCTGGGTGTGGCTTCGTTCCTGGCTATGTCGGGGAAGAAGTACTCACAGGCACCCCGGGACAAGTGGTTCCGTGGCCTGCTGCGAGATCTGGCCGACGAAGTCGACCAGGCCGCATCGGATTACAGCCACCAACTCCGCATCCCGGTACCGGTCAAAACCCGCACAGTGGCCCCGACAGGGACCATTGCGAAGCTGCCTGGTGTGAGTGAGGGTATCCACCCGATCTTCGCCAAGTACTTCAAGCGGCGTATCCGGTTCAGCCACAACGACATCGAGGCGCTGAGCAAGCTCGTCGCCGAGGGCTACGAGGTCGAGGACGACATATACGCCGCGAACACGGCGGTCGTCACCATCCCGACCAAGGACATCTTGGTCGAGGAGGTCGTGAAGCGGTACGGCAGGGATGCCGAGGAACTGGTCGAGTCTGCCGATGACTTGACACTGAACGAACTCCTCGCATTCCAGGCGCTGTACCAGAAGTTGTGGGCAGACAACGCAGTCAGCTTCACAGCGAACGTCGACCCGGAGCGGTACAAGCCGCACGTCGTTGGCGAGCAGCTTGTGGTGTTCGGCGGAATCCTCAAGGGGGCAACGATTTTCCCCGAGGCGTCCATGCCGCAGGCACCGTACGAGCGGATCACCAAGAAGGAATACGAAGCGGCAACCGTTGTGGCGGTTGCTGATTCGGTCGATGAAGAGTGTGCGTCGGGCGCTTGCCCGATTCGCTGATCAATAACAACAAGAGGAAAGGCACTACATTGTCGTACGACCCATTCGCCAGCAGTCAGGACGAAGCACAGGCCGAGGCCCCGGCAGCAGCCGAGGCCCCGAAGAAGGCCCCGGCCAAGAAGGCCGCACCGAAGGTGACCAACGTCAGCACGACGTCGGAGGGCAAGGTCGTCCTGACCCTGAAGGGTGGCGCAGGGTTCGACGCGCCGTGGATCGTCATCCACGCGGAGGATCTGCAGGACGCCAACGATCAGGTGACCGGCGAGAACGGTGACCTGTTGGTGGACACCATGACCAAGCTGCAGGGTGCCGCGACGAAGTTCGTGGAACTCGGTGGCGGCTCCCGGTCGACCGGTGGTGGCGGCGGTGGCGGTGGTCGCCGTGGTGCCCCGCCGCAGGCCAAGCAGCCCCCGGCTGACGCCCCGCCGAAGCCGGGTGATGACTGGGTGTACAAGAGCGGTACCTCGGCTCGTGGTCCGTGGCAGGCGTGGATGCCGCCGCAGCACCTCAAGGACGTCGAGAAGCCAGTCTGGTTCTAATTTGACACCGTACGGGAGGGGGCCGGTTGGCCCCCTCCTGTACACCCCCTCCGAAAGGAAAACCATTGTCAGATCAGTACTTACGGGTTCATTGCGTTGACGGGATCACGCACGGAATCGGTGAGGTTGTCGCCGCCCCGGAAGAGGGCGGGGACGGTCGTCTCTACCTCCTGAGCGACGACGGCACCCACACCGTGTTCAACATGCGCCACGTCATCCGCTACTTCACCCGCCCCCTCACCGAGGACGAACAACGTGCCGTCGACACCAACATCAAGTGACCCGGCACAGCGCCTAGAGAAGGTGCTCCGGGAGATGTACGCGGTTCTCCACGAGTTGCTGGGGGAGGACGTGATTCCGGCCCCGGAGACGGGTCCGAAACGTCCGAACCGAAAGAAGCTGTCCCAGACGGACGCTAACCACATCCGGGACCTGAAGCGTGCCGGATATTCACAGGCCGACATCGCGGCTGTCTACGACATCCACCCGGCCACCGTGAGCCGCATCGTGAGAGGGGTTTACCACCAGTGACATTCACCATCGACGGTGTCGAGTACACCAAGGCTCAGGTTTGGGACTGGCTCAAGGCTGAGCGGAAGTGGCAGGACAAGGTTCGCCAATGGCTCCGGGCCGAGGGCGTGTCCAAACACGTCCTCGCGGAACGCCGTCGGGGTCGGCCCTACCCACCACCCGTCATCAACCGGGCATCGCGTCGTGCGCTGCGCCGTCGCCTGAAACTGCTGTGAGGAGGGACCTATGCTTCAATATCGACACGTCGTTGACCGAGAGGAGGTCACGATCAATGTCGTTGAGCGAGAAGAAGATCTCGACGGATTCCGGGACTTCATTCGCCGAAACATCACGGCGCTGGGAGTCGATTCTGAGACAACCGGGCTTGATACATATGACGATAAGTTCCGATGCCGGCTCGTTCAGTTTGGCACTGCTACCGAGTCGTTCGTCGTCCCGGTGGAACTGGGTCCGCGCTTTGAAGAGGATGTTCGGTTGGCGCTCAAGGGCGTCAATCGACTCGTCCTCCAGAACGCGTCCTACGACCTTCAGGTATTCGACCGGACCCTCGGGGTGCCTATGGAGTCGCTCTGGCCCAAGGTGACCGACACCAAGATCCTGGCCCACCTGATCGACCCACGGGGCCAGGAAGAGGGCGGCACGGGTCACTCCCTGCAGGAGTTGACCCGGAAGTACATCGACGCCGAGGTGGCCGACAAGGTCAAGACGTTGATGGCCGACCTCGCCAACGCTCGCAAGGGTGTCACCAAGGACACGATCTGGAAGAAGATCGAACTCTTCGACCCGACGTACCTGCTGTACGCCGGTATGGACCCGATCCTGGCGGCACGGCTTGTCCGCAAGCTCTCGCCGCTGGTGAAGGTCCCGGGGGAGTTGGTCGCCAACGAGCACCGGCTGGCTGAGGTCTGCTCCTACATGGAGCGGACCGGGTTCCTCCTCGATGTCGAGTACACCGAGGAACTGGCTCTGGACCTCAAGGTCAAGGAGTCCCACTTCACCGAGGTCGCACTGAACTTCGGCTGCGAGAAGGTTAATTCGACCGACAACGTCGCAGATGTGTTGGAGGAGATGGGAGTTCGGATCACGGGTCGTACTCCGTCGGGTAAGCGGCAGGTCAATGATGACCTGCTCGCTGATCTGGTGAAGAACGGCAAGGCCGAGGTGTCCGAGTTCTCCAACGCCATCATCGAGGCGAAGAAGGCAGGGAAGTGGAGGAAAACATGGGTCGACGGTTTCCTGAAGCAGAAGGACTCCCAAAACCGTTGCCACGCTTCGATAAACCCGCTCCGGGCACGGACCGCCCGCATGTCGATCACAGGCATCCCAGCCCAAACGCTGCCCGCTGGCGACTGGTTGATCCGTCGTTGCTTCCTTGCTGACGACGGTCACCGGATCGCGTCGGTGGACTACCAGGCCCAGGAACTCCGTGTCCTAGCCGCGTTGTCCAAGGACCCGACGATGATCCAGGCGTTCCTCAACGACGAGGACTTGCACCTGATGACGGCCCGCGCAGCGTGGCCGGATAAGGACATCGACAAGGACTCACCGGAGCGCAAGTACGCCAAGGTGGTGAACTTCGGTCGGGTCTACGGCGGTGGTGCCAAGACCGTCGCCGCCCAGACCGGGTTGGACCTCGGCATGGCTCAGCAGGTGGTAGCCGGGTTCGACAAGGCGTACCCGGAGGTGCAGAAGCTCAGCCAACGGCTGCAGAAAGACGCACTCCGCAACGGGTATATCACCACACCGTTCATCGACGGCCTCGGTGGCCGTCGACTGCCGGTGGACCCACAACGGGCGTACTCGGCGTTGAACTACCTGATCCAGTCGTCGTCGCGGGACGTGACGTGTCGTGCGCTGTTGAGACTGCATGACGCAGGCTTTACACCGTACATGCGTCTACCGATCCACGACGAGATCCTGCTGTCTTTGCCTGCCCAACAAGCGGTTTGGGGAGCGGAGCGGGTCGGGGAAATCATGACCGAACAGATGGGGCCGGTAACCATCGGCACCGATCCAGAAGTCGGACAGCGATCCTGGGGATCGCTGTACGGCGCTGACTACTGAGGAGAGAAGTGGAAGAAACAACCGTAGGCGCAGTGCAGGTCAAGATCGAGCCGGATATGTCCGGTGTCATCGAGAAGTTCGAGGCTCTGGCGGATGCGTTCAGCGACGTAGCCGACACGATCAACCAGGCCATCGAGGGGATGCGGAACAAGTGAGGTGGGGAGGGGAGGGGGACTCCCCCTCCATCGCCCCCCTCCGTCCACCGCAGACCGTGGTGGAACTGACCGTCGCCCTGCCCTACATCCCGGATGTCGCCGGGACCAAAGGGCAGAAGCTGAACGTCAGGCAGGTGGCCGGGTCCATCGAGGAGATGGACGACGTCGAACGGACCTGGGCGATCAACCATCTGATCGACACCGTCGTCAAACAAGTGCGAGAGGCACTGCAGGAGAAGGGATACATCCGTGGAGGATAGGGACTTCTTCGACCTGCTGCACCAGCAGTGGGCGAAAACGACTGGGGCAGAACAGATGTTCTGGATGCCCGAGCAGTACAAAGACGGCACCAACCGCTGGAAGCTGCACGCGGTCTACATGGGCACGGACGGTGAAGAGACCCGGAAGCTCATCGCATCGGACTTCCAGTCCGAGGCTGATGCCGACTTCATCGCCGCCGTCCACGGCTGTATGCCCGACCTCGTGCGGCGGCTGCACGCCGCCTTGGACGAGGCCGACTCTAAGGACTACGACCGGGACTCTCGCGAGTGCCGGATCGCCGAATTGGAGTTGGAGAACAAGGAACTCAGGGAGAAGGTGGGCGGCAAGTGAATCACGAAATAAGGCGCACGACAGAGATCGTCGTGAACGTGTTCTCCGAACAGCGGGACGTCGTCCGCTGCCGGAACCTTGTCGAGGCCCTGCAAGAGGTCCCGAACGGGGCGATACCTGTGTCCGGGTCGTTCGGGAACAAGTGCATGACCCTCGTCTTCAAACAACCGGAGGCAGGATGACGAAGGGTGACAAGGTTCGCTGCGAGCGGGACGAGGCCAAGTACCCCGTGAGGGGTACCTGGCGTCAGTTCCGAGGGAAGCGGGGTCGGTTCATCACCCGGAACGGTGACGAGTACGGGGTGTCGTTCGACAAACACGACACCGTGGACGCCTGGTTCAAGCGGCACGAGTTGGTGGTGCTGTGACCGACCTCAAGCGGGTGTTGGTCGGGGTGTCGATGGTCGCCGTCGCGTGGCTGATGCTCACCGGCCTGACCTACCTGCTCATCGGGTGGGTGGTCGAGTGAGGTACCCACAGCCACCCGTTCCGGATGACTTCGACGTACAGGCCATTGCGAACTTCCGCGTCGAGGACGGTGCGGTCATCTTCCAGTGGCACGGCGAGGACTTTGTAGTCGTCGCCACCGAGGTGAAGTACGACGACGGCAGAGACGAAACACTGCGCCGGTACGGGCGGTCGAGTGCCTACCCACCGGAGGTCACGTCATTCACCTTCGACGTACGCAAGGTCTACCGGCCCAAGCCCAAGCCCAAGCGAACCGTCGCACGGTCGCTGGGCCTACGGAAGCCGACGTGAGACGTCACCGCTGGCCGGGTCCTGTCTTCCTCTACGGAGGAAGGCGGGACCGATCCGGGGCCATCTGGGTCCGCGTGAACGCGGACGGACAACTCGAACCAATTGAGAGGAGGCAGTAGTGAAGTCAGTGACCGGAAAGAAGCTGTACGCCAACGGGTATGGCGGGTGGTCGATCAACCCGTGGTCGAAGGACGACCGTGGCCCGCTGTGGCGGCGTGCCCGCCAGCAGGTGCTGGGCACGCTGCGGCAGCCCTTCATCGGTCCGGTCGGCCCGCAGGGGCCGATGGGGGATCGAGGGGAACCAGGACACCTGCAACTGTCCGGGTTCCCGGACGGCACGCTCATCTGTTTGTACAACGACCAGGGCCGGTTGCTCTGGTCGGGGAAACTACGAAAGGCATTCCAATGAAGAAGTTCATCGCGTCCGCACTCATCGGACTTTCCGCCGTCCTCGGCCTGACGGCGTGCGAGGGGGAGTCCAGTGGCACGTATCAGGATGACGGCGTCAACGGCGTCATCTTCGTGCCGGTCCAAGGCAACCCTGTCGGTATCCCCATCTTCTACTGATGCGGCCCGACTGGGACGAGTACTTCCTCCGCATCGCGGAGACAGTCTCGGAGAGGAGCGACTGTGAGCGCAGCAAAGTCGGAGCGGTCGTCGTCAAGGACCGACGGGTCCGGGCTACGGGTTACAACGGAGCACCTTCAGGACGGCCCGGATGTGCTACGTGTCCTCGAAGGACGGCTGAGGCTACACCTGGAGTATCAGATTATGACCGAGGCCCGACGGCTTGCGTTGCTGTTCATGCGGAAGCCAACGCACTGCTCTACTGCGACCGAGAGGATCTGATCGGGGCCACCCTGTACATCACACGGGGAGCGTGCGGCGGCTGCCAGAAGTTGATCAACGCCGCCGGCATTTCTCGAGTCGTGACGCGGGAGGACGTACCTCGGCAGTGGGAGCGCAACGTCGTCACCGTGCGGCGTGAGCCGCCTTGCGGCGGGATGCCGGGATGCGGGACCACCGCATCGTGTTGGGGTTGCTACAAACCACCCCTGTTGAAGTTCGAGTAACCAATGGCCCTCGGGCGGTCCCATCACGGGATCGCCTGGGGGCCTTTTTCTTTGACCAACATATGCACGTATTCGCATACATGCTTTGTTGAAGCCCGAACTTGTAGCACCCGATGTTCGGACAATGTAAAACCTGTGATACCGTACCTGACATGCGTGTTCTTGGGAGAATCCGACTGTCCAGGCTCAGCGACGAATCTACCAGTCCGGAGCGGCAGCGGGAGATCATCGAGAACTGGGCCAAGGCCAACGATCACGTCGTCGTCGGCTGGGCCGAAGACCTCGATGTGTCCGGGTCCGTCGACCCGTTCGACACACCGGCCCTCGGGCCGTGGCTGACGGAGCCGAAGCTCCACGAGTGGGACATCCTCTGTGCGTGGAAGCTCGACCGCCTCTCGCGGCGAGCGATCCCGATGAACAAACTCTTCGGCTGGGTCATGGATCACGACAAGACGCTCGTCTGCGTCAACGACAACATCGACTTGTCGACGTGGATCGGTCGCATGATCGCGAACGTCATCGCCGGGGTGGCCGAGGGGGAGTTGGAGGCGATCCGGGAGCGGACGAAGTCCTCCCACCGGAAGCTCCGGGAGTTGGGCCGGTGGCCCGGGGGTCGGCCCGCGTACGGGTACCGCGCCGTTGAGCGCGAGGACGCGGCGGGGTGGGAGTTGGAACCGGACCCCGTGTCGTCTCTGATCCTCAAGCAGATCATCGACTGGGTCCTGCAGGGCCAGTCCGTCGAGTCGATAGCAAAAGACCTCACCGACATGAAGGAGATGTCCCCTTCGGACTACATCCGACAGCACCGTACCGGGGAGGCCCCTCGGGGGCACCCGTGGCACGGCAGGACCATCGTCAAACTGCTGCGGTCGAAGACTCTCCTCGGACACGTCACGCACCAGGGGATGACCGTCCGGGACGAGAACGGCGTCCCGGTGTTGAAAGGCCCCCCTCTCATCGACCAGGAGACGTTCGACCGTCTCCAGGCCGCTCTGGACGCAGCGGCGAGGCCCAAGACCGTGAACCGGACCTCGAACGCCTCACCCCTTCTGGGTGTGGCGGTCTGCATGGAGTGTGAGGGCCTGCTACACCACCGCCGCCAGAGGACGGCGGGCAAGGTCTACCGGTACTACCACTGCCCCCACGGACACACCCAGTCCATCCCCGCCGACGACCTAGAGACTCTCGTGGAGGAGCGGTTCCTCGGTGTGCTTGGGGACCACGAGGTCCACGAGCGGGTCTACTTCGCGGCTGAGTCACATGAGCAGGAGTTGAGACAGGCTCAGGAGGCCATAGACGACCTGACGAGCATCCTCGCGGGTGCGAAGTCCAACACCGCCCGGGAACGCGTCCTGATGCAACTCCAGGCCCTGGACAAGCGAATGGTGGAGTTGGAGGCACTGCCCCAGAGGGCAGCCCGGGAGGAGATGCAACCAACCGGCGAGTTCTACAAGGACGCCTGGGAGCAGGCCGACGAACAGGGCAGGCGGGCACTGCTGATCCGGTCCGGGATCACCGCCAAGGCCAAACTGGTCGGACGGGTCGCCAACCAATCCGGAGGGGCGTTGACGTTCGATCTCGTTGTCCCCGAGGATCTCCGGGAACGAATCACCCTGTAACGCAAAAAAGGCCCCCCTCCTGGGATCACCAGGAGAGGGGCCAATTGCTCATTCGACTGTGTAGCCGAGTTCGGCCAGGGCATCCTCGTGGGATGTCCCTGGCGCTGCCTTGTGTACAGGGGTCAGGCTGGTAGCGATTCCTTCGTCGTTGCACTCGAAGATGACCGTGGGTCGTACGACGTGCTTGAGGGCCTGTCGGCCCTCTCCGACCAACTCGATGAGTTCGTCAATCATCGGCTGTGCCCCGACGGGCACCACCGACTCGCCGGGGCTGTACGCCTCGACGGCGAGGTACCTGTCGTCGTCGGTGACGAAAAGCCGTGTGCCATCTGCCCATCGGGACATATTGACGTCCAACTGTGACGCGATCACTGTTACCTCCAGAGTAGGAATGCGAAGCCGTTGGCGGGGATGCCCGGGGGGTCAATGATGATCACCGCAGCGGTGCTTCTGATGGTGCCAGCACCACTGCCGCCACTCCCGCCTCCGGGGAATCCACCATCACCGCCCGCACCTGATCGGGTCGTGGAGCCGATGCCACCGCCACCAGCGGCACCGCCGCCGCCTCCACCGCCGCCACCGCCCGCGATGGGGGTGTTGGCGGTCTGGCCGGATGCACCGTCGGCTCCGGGGCTTGCGGTGACCCCGACCCTGGCGTTCCACGCCGGGGCACCCCCATTGCCTCCCGCCGCTACCGCGCTGGACTCGCCATTCGAGCCGACAACTGCCAAGGCCCCTTGAGTTGTAGCACTCCCTCCCTTACCGCCGCTGCCCGGTGCTGAGCTTGTCAGTTGGTAGCCGAGTTCGGTGGCGATACCGCTGGAGTCCGGGGTCGAAGTGACAATGGAGCCAATGGAACTCGGCTCACCGTTGGTTGCGACAGCGGACGCTCCTGCACCGATGACGATGTCGAGAGTCTCTCCGAGAGTGGACGGGTCGAACTTCTCGACCCGGTACCCACCGTGTGTACCGCCGTCCCCGCCAGCGACGGTGATACCCGGCTCATTGACCGTGGAGTAGGACCCGTAGTGGCCTCGCCCGCCACCACCAATGACGCCGGCGTATGCCACAGCGGCGTTCTTAAGTTCCGGTGGCACAACCCATTCCGGGTCGGACGCGGTGAACGTCTGCAGGGTGAAGCCGCCAGCCACCGCCGTGCGGATAGCACCAACCGTGGTGGCTACCTCTTCAGGGATACCCTCGGCCTCATCTGTCTCGAACCACTCGTTGTACATATTGGCCGGGATCGAGACGACCTTGTCTTGGACGAAGCCGTCCACGGCCTCTTCGATGCCGACGACCAGAGCCTCAACCGGCTGACCCTCGGGGCCGAACGCACCACCTAATCCCAGGCCGCCCAGGATGTCCCCGAGGATGGGTACACCCCGGAGGCCCTTGATGATGGCGTCGACAACGGCCTGGACGAAGTTGATGATCTGCTCAACGACATCACCCATGACCCGCAGGGCTGCGGCCAGTGGCTTGAAGTGCTGCTCAAGCCACTCCTCGAACTGGTCGAAGTAGTAGGGGATGCGACGGGGGTCCAGGGCCTGGATGATCTTGCCGACGATGCCCTCGCCCCAGTTGCCCCCACCGTCGATGAAGTCAGGGATCAACGGCTCCAAGGCTTTCAGGGCCTCGGCGGGGATACGCGTCAGCACCATCGCCAGGACTTCGAGCATGTTGCCGAAGGTGGCGAACGGTACCGTTACCAGATCGGTGACGAAGTTCTCGTCAATGTTCTGGCCGTAGTTGGTGTCAGCGCCGCCCACCTCGAAGTGGCCGACGCCGAGCAGTGTGTCCAGTGAATCGGGAGCGGGCTGATTCGGTGTGGTCACAGTTCCCCTCCTTTGATCAAGCGCAGCAACCGATCTCCCTCGATACGCTCACGCCGTTCGATGCGGACCTCCTCTCGGAGTCCGCCGATGTCTCTGCGTACTTCTTGGAACCCTTCACGGATCGCGCTACTCAACTGGTCGATGTCGTCTCGCAGGTTGGTGTCGTGCGAGTTCTGCACTTGGTTCAACGTCTCGACCGCTACGTGCTTCTGTGCCTGCACTGTCCGGTGGCTTCTCAGCGCCGCGACGGCGGCGATGATTGCGGGTAGTGCCACGATCACATAAGCGAATAGCCCGAACCAGTCGGTCGGGATGAATGATGGCATCATGAGGCCCTGTGCTTACTGGTCATGGGCGCTACCCTTCGTTGAGTTCGGTGGCGGTGTGCTCCGGTACCTGCACGCCGGGGATGACGCCGAGCCGCCGTAGCTGCTCTGCGTAGATCTGCTGCTCCAGCAGGGTGACCTTCGACAGGTCTTGAATCTGTGTGGGCGCAGCCTCTTTCGCCTCGACGGGTACCCAGCACGCCGCGTTGTTGTACGTGTGTCGTGGGCCTTTGAAAGCCTCTTGGAACTTGATCTGCTGCTTGGGCAGCTTGCTGACGTGAATGTTGCCATCCTCATCAGCAAGCCGCACCAACCAATCCCTATGGAAGAACGCGCATTTCCACAGATGCTCCGACCACTTCCGGAGGAATCCGGAGTTGGTCACGGTCCCGCTACCGCCGAACATCGGCAGGTTCCGGAGCGCCCAGAGGAAGTGCTCCTCTGGGTTGTCCATGTCTGCTTCCTGTTGCGAGGGAATCGGTTTCATCTGTCTCATGCTGGCGAGCCTTCCTATAGGACTCCGAGAGTTCCTAGCCCGGAGTTAATTTCACGAATCCATTCCATTGCCTTGAGAGCCGGGTCTTCCGGTTCCCTGTAGCCGATCTCGAGTTCCCAGCCCTTGGGGCCGTCCTTGTCCCAGACGTACCGGGCCTTGGTCAACCGCTCCACGAAGATCGTGTGGGGGATGGGGTACCCCAATGGCACTGTGCCGACCCGGTTTCCGATGAAGAAGTGCCCGTAGCCCTTCTCCCCGAAGATGTACGGGGCAGCGTCAGCGACCTTGATCTTGTGGGACGTGTGTGCCCTGGTGGCCCAGATCCTCGCCCGGATCGCCAACATCGCTGACAGGGTGAATGCCCTGTCTGCTCCGTCGGCCCATTCCTCGTAGAGGTGGAAGTCTCCGAGTCCGCTGGTGTGGTTCTCCAGCCCCGGCAGGGGCAGGGGGAGGCCCGCCGCACGAAGCGTCGGGATCTCCATGAACGCCAGGAAGACGTCCTCGTAGAGCAACTTGGCGACGGCGTCCATCACGCCCCCGAGGGGCGGGATGTCGATGGCGGTACCGAAAGCACCACCAGCGGCCAAGGCCGAGTTGATCAGCGAGGTGACGAAGTCCCCGGCCATGTTCACACCAGCCGAGATCGTCTCGTTCACACCGGGCATCGACTTACCACCGGTCACGAAAGACGTTGCGGTGGCCTCGAAGTACTCGAACTCCGACGACTCGATGCCTGTGTACGGACCCTCCTCAAACACCACCCACGGTGCCTGCGGGGCCGTACCGGCCAGGTTGGCGAGTCCGTCGATCCCCGGGGCGTAGTAGTCGCCCGGGAACGTCGGATCACCCGTGAACACGTCGACACCCTCGGTCGTTCCGTCCGAGGCGATGTTGACCACCGCACGGATCAGACCAGTGAGAAGCGAACCGCCGAAAGCGGTTTCGGTTCCCCACCCGGAGTTGTCAACGATGTCCCACACCAGGCAGCCGTGCCGCAGCGGGATGAACGAGAACAGGTTCTCGACAAAGTCGATGTCCAGTTCACCGATCAGGTCCGAGAACGGGTGAACGTCACCCTTCAGGTAGCGCCGACACGTCAGTGTCAACTGCGCGTCCGCGAGGGTCTTCTTGGCTACGTCGAAGAACGACTTGAACCGAGAGAAGACAATCGTCAGGTTGGAGTTGTCCCCGAAGAACGGGAACGGCTTGACGATGTTCCGCCAGTGCGCCGGGTTGAACGAGAACGGCATCCACTCGTTGATGTCGAGTGGGTTGTCTGGCAACGTCCACAGTGACGTTTCCAGACGGAGTATGTTGACGAACAGCGTCATCAGCAAACACCACTTGGCGGGGCCAAAGATGATCCACAGCTTCGGGAACTGCAGTTCTGGCCTCAAGAAGGGGTTGGCCCAGCAAAGAATATGCTTGGCCTGCTCGATGTCGTGGATGAACGTCAGTTCGAGGTAGCGATCACCCTCCTTGGTCTTCACGACCTTGTAGCTGTCCATCCGGCCAGACCACCGAGCGCCCTGCTTCTCGATGACGACGTGGACGTTGCGCTTCTCTCGACCCCGGAAGTTCATCGCCCATTTGGCGAGGTAGTGATCCAGGGACAATTGGATAGTCGCTGTGCCCGCGTCGTTTTCGATGAACTCGTAGTCGATGGCCCGCCAGCCAGCGACCTCACCCCGGAGGGTGTAGTCGCCGTCGTAGAAGGAGATCCCGGGCGGCTTCAGCCGCTCACGCTCCATCCGTTCCCGGCGATCCTGCACGTAGTTCCAGAGCCGGTCATGGTCCTGCAGGGTGGTCAAACTCATTCCAACCCCCACGGCCTAGACCACGGACGAGGAATCCGCAGCATGATCATTTGTCCTGGGACACAACCGGATACGGTGATCTCGAAGGTCTTGGACTTCGTCCACGGCGGTACCGGGTGACGGAACCGCACGCCGTTCATCCGGGACCACAACTGCGACCCGGACTCCGACGTGACCTGCTCGACGCGGGGATCTGTGTCGATCACCGCGTTCTCAGCGGGGAAGGTCTTGCCCTCGCGGACAATCTCCACCCGACCCGAGATGGTGCCCAGGCCGTCCAATTCCGTTGTGTCGATCTCCATCTGGGGCACGTCGATACCCGACAGTGCCCCGGTGAACGTCACCATGTACGGACGCGAGCCGTCCGCGATGCCAGCTACCTGGACACCGAGAGAACCCGTGCCCTCCAGTTCGTCGCCGTCACCCTCGATCAGGTCGAAGTCGAAGCCGCCCAGTCCGTTTCCGAACGTGACGATGTACGACGTAGACCCCTCTTGGACCGTCTTCACGCGCAGGTCGATGCCTGCGCCACCGGACAGGTTCGTCGGATCTGCGACGATCCTCGGGACGTCCCGGCCAGCCAGGTTGCCCTTGAACGAGATGACCCACGGTTGGTACTGCCCCGACGCCTTGGTCACCCGTACGTCGGAGTACTGGAAGATCCACCAGCCCGTCGTGCTGACGTTCGGCAGTGCGCGGAGCGCCGCCTCCACCTGAGCGGCGGAAGCGTTCCAGGGGATCGGACCCGTCGTGTGGCCGTCCAGCGTCAGCTTGAACGTCCCCGAGGTCGGCTCGCCCACCGGGCGAACCTCTTGGACCTCGTCCGTGGCCTGAACGACCACGTTCACCTCGTTGTTGGCAATCGAGGGCAGCGCGATGAGCGCGGCCCTGACGGCACCAGCGGTGGCGTTGAAGGGGAGCGGCGTGGTGGTTTCACCGTTGAAGGTCAGCGTGAACGTCCCGCCGTTGGGGTTACCCGTCAGCCGGATCATCTGGGACTCGTTTGTCGACGCCCCACGCGTCACCTGCACGTCGTTGAACGCGATACCGGCCAATGCCTCCAGAGCGGCCTTCACGTTGGCCGTGGTGGCATTCCACGCCAGGTCCGTTGTCCACTCACCATCGAAGCCGAGCTTGAACGTGCCCGATGTTGGCTTGCCGCTGAAGAACACGGCCTGGACCTCTTCGGTCCGCAGGCCACCGATCAGACCCGGCAACCGCAGTCGGCGGTTGGCGAGTTCCTCGTCCTCGAACGAGTAGTCCGGGACCGTCCAGATGCAGGCCGGCGAGTTGGGAGCGCCCAGCCACGGGATGCCCGGGACGTACGGCTCAGCCGGTGCCTCGGTCGAACCGGGCACCTGCCACTTCAGGAAGATGGCCTGATCGGTCGGGTTCAACCCGCCCTTGCCGTCTCTGGGGTCGACCTCGATGGTCAACGTCTCCGTGGGCAGCGCCTGCTGCGGCCACGGCCAGGGCAGGGGGTTGGGGTTGAACGTCGTATCCGTCTGCGTCACAGCCGTATACACGACATCGTCCTGGTACCAGAACGGGTCACCGGAGATGCAGACCATCGCCGCACGGTTGATGCTGTTGCCCCGGGGGTCGGTTTCGGTGTCAACCTCAATCGACTCCCCGAGGCGCAGCTTCAGGTAGCGGGTACCCGACTCCGGGGTTGTGATGTACAGCTTGCAGTCGCGGTCGAAGGCCCACGCCTTGCGCCACTCGGAGTCCCGTGACAACCACGAGTCCCCATCGTCATCGAGAATCTCGACGCCGAATACCAAGTCCCGGCGCAGGATTCGGTGGTTCAAATAACGAGAGCCAGGGTAGTTCCCTGGCTCCTCGTAGACCACCTTGACCGGAGGGTCGTAGATCCCCTTAACGCCGGTACCGAGGTACACACCCCGGTCACCGGTCGTCAGGTTCCACCATTCACCGTTGACGTCCTCCAGTTCTACGACTGTGTCGGTACGCTGCACGACATCAACTCCTTGGCTTGTATTGCAGTGCTTTCTTGTTCGTCTGGTTGTTCTTGATCGCGATGGCCTCGTCAGCCGAACTGACGTTGAAGATGAAGTTCTCCCCCATCGCCACGCCTTGCTCGATCAACTGCGGGATCGCACCCTGGCCGCTGATGCCGAGATCCGAGAACAGTTGCTGCTGTTGGGAAGTCACAGCGCCCTTGGCAGCGTCGTACATCCCACGGACGTACTCGTCTACCTTCTTGGAGGAGTCCTCCACCTGGACGCCGTACTCGGACTGGTAATCCATCTGCTGGCGCTGGAGTTCCAGCTTGTCCTTCATCAGATTGATCTCGTCAATCTGAGCCTGAAGGGCCTGCTTCTGGGCCTTGTCCTCAGTAGCGTTCTTCTGGTTCTGGAGCATCTGCCGTTGGACCTCCAACTCGTCCTTCTTGAGTTGGATGAGATCCATCTGCTGCTTCAGGTTGCCGGTCATGGTCTGTCCGAGTCCTGTCATGGACTCGTCCAATCCCGTAGTGAGGTCACGCATTTCACCGAGGTTGGTGTTCATCGCGGACAACTGCGGGTTCAGACCTTCGGCCATACCGGCCAAGCCGCCCATCCCTGCACTGCCTCCACCGAGGTTGAAGTTCAGGGTCAGGCCCTCAGCCGAACCGAACACATCCTTGATCGCTTGCATGAGTTGCGTTGCGAGAAGGACGATCTTGTCCTTCGCTCCCGGCATACCGCTCGCCAGTGCATCACCTAACGTGTCTCCGAAGCCGGTCACCGCACGCCATCCGGCCCCTGCAAGGGGGCCTTCCTTCGCGGGGGAGTTCGGGATCATGGCACGGACCGCACCGATCACCGAGGACACAGCACCAGCGACACGGCTGACACCGGCAGAGATGCCGGATGCCAGCGCACCGATGAAGGCCGACGCGGCGGATGCCGCTGCCGACGCCATCTGGCTTCCCAGGTTGGCGAGGACGCCCATGATGCGTCCGACCCACGAGCCGACCTCGGAGAGGATCTGACCACCCGCCTGCACGAACTGCGAGATGACCTGGCTCACGCCACTGACGACCGCTCCGACGACCGAACCCATCACGCCCGAGATGACTCCCGGCAGCGAACTGAGGATGTTGATGAACGTCTGAACGCCGTTCCTCACCGAGTCGAAGCCCGTGACGAGGTTGAGCAGAGGGCTAGCCAGTGACGAGATGACACCGACCACAGGGGCACACGCCGCGAGGAACTGCAGGAAGCCGTTCACCAGCTTCAGCACCACAGGCGCAAGTTGGATCGCCGACATCGTCAACGGCAACAGACTCTGCGCGAGTTCCAACGCCTTCGGAATCAGCGGAATGATCGCTGTGGTAAGCAGATTCAGGAACGACGGGGCCAATTGGATGACCTGACCCAGCAGCACCCCGAACTGGGTAGCCAGTTGCGGGAGGATGGGAGCCAGCGACGTCGTCAACGTCGTGGCGAACTGCTCGAAGGTCGTCAACAACTGCGGCAGCAGAGGCTGCACCGCCTGTAGCGCGGTCGTCAGCGTGGTGCCGAGGGCACCAGCGATCTGAGTCAACAGCGGGGACAGCGACTGGATGTTGCCAACCAGCAATGCGCCCAACGTGTTCGACAGCGAGATGAACGCTGGTGTCACGGCCTGAATGGCCGGGGCCAGTGCCGAAAGCAGTGTCCCACCGACGTTCCCGATCAGCGCCGAGAACGACGTCAGACCGGGCATCAACGCCACGAGGGCATCGCCCATTCCCGTGAACAGCGTATTCAGCGGCCCGCCAAGCTCACTCATCGCCTGCAGGCCCGACTCCATGAGTCGGGTGAACAAGCCCGTGACCCCGTCGAGGGTCTGAGACAGACCCCGCATGGCACCGTCGAACACACCGTTCTGGGTGACGCGGTTGACCATCTCATCGAAGCCGGTCGCAAACCGGCCCAGTGACCCCGTCAGGTACCCGAACGCATCCGAGCCTGCGCTGGACAGCGTCAGGAACGACTGGGTCGCGGTACCGATGATCGGTGCCAGTTGGGAGAAGAACGTCTGGGTGTTCGCCAGGATGTTCTGGATGGCCGCGAAGCCAGGTCCGGTCGACACAACGTCGGTGAACCCCTTGAACACATCCGAGAGTCCTTGTGCCACACCCTCAAGGCCCGGGGTGAGGGCCGTCAGGGTGTCTCCGAGTGTCTTGAACATCGGCGTCAGTCGGGCCTCGAACACACCGGACACGGCGGTCTTCACCGCCTCGAAGGCGGGCAGAGCCGCCTGGGCGGCGGTCTTGATACCCTCGACCCCGAGCGCAACCACACCGGCACCGACACCGAACGCTGTGATCAACGACGGCAGCCCAGCGAGCAGACCGGCCACGAGGCCGATCAGCGGGGCGGCTGCCGCGAACACCGCGACGACGATCCACCCGATACGAGTCAGGCCCAGGAACTTCTTCCCGACGTGCTCGACCTCGTTGCCGGCCTTCGTCAGGCCCTTGGTGAATTGGCTTATGCCACTGTCATCTTCGTCGCCGAAGTTCGCCAGCGACTTCAGCGCGGCGATCTCGGCAGCGATCTTCGCCTTCTGGCCTGCGGCCAGTTCGAGATCCACAGGGACCTTGGCCCTGATCGACTTCTCCAGGGCCTCGATCTGTGCCCGGATCTGTGTCCGGAACCGCTCACCCTCAGCGGTGAGCGGGATCTTGACCTCGATGCGCCGGGTGACCTTGTCCAGTTCCGACAGCATGGACGACTGGAAGCCGTCCGGTTCAAACTTGGTGTTCTGCAGCTTCGCCAGACGCTGACGCAGTTGGAAGTCAAACTTCGGGTCGATCTTGAGATCGAGCATGTTCGACTTCTCGAACTTCTTAAGCCGTTGCCGCAGACGGTAATCGAACTCCGGACTGACCTGGAGGTCGATCTGTGGCTTGATCTTCGCCAGTGTGTCCTTGACCTTGCGGTCCCAGTTCAGGTCCAGCGTGTTCAGCCTGCGCTGCATCGACTGGAACGAGTCTGCGATGAGCGGCTTGTTGTCGAGTGCGCTGGCGACACGCTTCTCGAACGCGATGTTCAGCAGGTCCAGCTTGCGCCGAATCCCGTTGGTATCAACGTCAATCTTCGCCGTAGCGTTCCTGGCGGCTGCCAGGATCTCCGCACGGACACCCTTGGTGTTGGCCTCGACGTCGATCTCGGCGTCGGGCAGATTCTTGACAGCAGCTTCGACCTCACGTCGGAACTCACTGGCATCCGCCTCCACCGGGATCTGAACCCGGTGGCCCTTCTCAGCGGCCCTTAGTTCCCGTTCAAGGTCTTCTCGGAACCGATCAGTATCCGGAACAACCCGGATACTGATCCGCCCGACTTCTTCTCCACCGGCCCCGGCCATCAGCCACCGCCCTTCTGCTTCCGTTTCCTAGCGACTTGGGACGCAACCATGCGGTAGAACGACCCGGGTGTGTTCTTCTGACGTTCCTGCCTGTGCTTGCGATCCGGGATGGGCCACGGCGTGGGAGCCGTTGGCTTTCTCTGGTTCTTGCCGGTGTGGGCGAGGATGAACGCGTACAGCAACCCACGGGTTGCATCGACCAGTGCGGTGCCCTGGTAACGGTCCTCGTCCCATCCACGGAACTCCTGTCCTCCTCGCATCTCTGCGAAGGTGGCGGAATCCACTGGCATGTAACGCAATAACGTCAGAACGTATCTGGGGGAGAGTGGGTCAACGTCCGAGAACAACTCCCGGACGTCGACTCCGTAGTACAGCTTGAGATCAGCGAGTATGCACCCGCCGTACCTGTCGATCAGGTCGGCGAGTTCTAGGCTTCCCCCACCTGTGCTCGCTCCAACCAGGACTGGAGAATCCTCGTCATCATCGACAGCTTGACCTCGGGTTCGTCATCCTCCAAGGCGCGCAGCAGCTTCGACGGCTTGTTCGCGATGATGGAGAAGATCTTCGAGATGATCTCCACGACGTTGTCGACGGCCTCATCACTCTCGTCGTCTTCGTCAATCTTGTTCAGGGACTCCAAGGACGCCTTGACCGTCTTGCGGTCCTCCTTGGTCAGCTTCAGGAAGCTGGTCAGTTCGACGTTGGTGTCGTCACTCAACTCGATGACGACCGGAGCGAACTTCTCGCGAGCCTCAGCGCGCATGGCGTCGAGGGTGAATACGTTTGACATAGCGGACCTTTCAGTTTCGGCGGGCTAGGGATTGTGGTGCGGGGGAGGGGTAGGCCCGCCAGGAAAAACCCCTCCCCCTGTCACAGTGACTCCGAACGCGGACAGCACATCCCGTGCTGCCGCTCAGGCGGTCGTACAGCTACAAAAACCGCCGTGTACGGAGTCAAGTGTTACGCGTTCGGGAACAGATCCTCGTTGATCCACTTGAACGCAGGCTCGTTCTCGTACTTCAAGAACGTCGCACGGATCGGCAGCGAGGCGAAGTCATCCACGGGAAGCTGGATCGCTTCCTCGCGCCGCAGCGATGCCTTGGCGGCGTGGAAGCCGATACGGACATCGCCGTCCTGAATGATGACCAGGAACGCCTTCTCACTCGGGTTGGCCGTGCCGCTGACCGCGAACTCACCCGCAGTCGAACCCGCATTCGGTCCGTAGTAGAGCGCGAAAGCGTCCTCATCGAACTGGTGCAGGTATACGATCAGGTAGTCGGCAGCCGCCTCGGTCACGACCTCGCGGAGCTTCTCGTTCTGCCAGGTTCCACGGACCTCGGTGTCGCCACCCTCGAATCCGAACTCGGGCATGTCATTCCGGCTGGTGTGGCCGACGCTGGTCCAGCCTGTGGCCGTCCAGCTTTCCGGGTCCAGCAGGTCCAGGGCGTCGAGAGCAGAAGCGGCAGGCGCTGCGGTACCGACCGTAGCGGTGTAGACGTGGCCGACTGCAGCGGTCAACACCGCTTCATCATTAAGTGCCATGTGGCATCTCCTTAGTTACGAGGGGGTCGGAGGCCAAGGGCGATCAGCCCCTGGACTCTCCAGGTATCCATGAACGGAGAACTGAACTGGGTTGCCCCCATCGTCTCCTTGATTGAATGCAGGTAGCCCCAAGGGGTTTGGGTCTGCAGCAGCACCGCGTCGTATAGGACGTCGAGGCACTCCTCGTACAACTCTTCACAAGCGACGAGGTCTTCTGTGTGGTAGGCGGTCATCTCAATGACCGGCTTCGACAGCCTCCTGGGCCGTGTCGCGTGCCGCACCCCTCCGAGTCGTCTGATGTTCACCAGAGGGAAGTCGCGGATGTTGATGTTCTCGACCCATGACCCGACCTTCGCCGGGGCAATGCCGTCTCGGACACTGACGTTGTCCTCAATGTCGTTGTGCCCCCGTAGAAGCGGGAGCACAACCTTTTGGACTCTGTGTAGCTCAGCCATCAGTCTCCTTACGCCAATCCAGCAGCGCGATACAGGATGTAGAGGCCCTCCGGGGACTTCGTATCCGTACCGGCGAACACGCCGGATGGGTCGTGCCCGAACTCAATTGCTTTCGGGTTCGGCGCGATCAGTGAGAAGAACGCGTCCGGGAAAGCCCGGGACGCGTCGGTCTTCGTCAGGTGATCGGGTCCGAAGATCTTGCTGTGCGGGGTGGTGGCCCGGACCTGAGCCAGGAGGCCAGCCGCTACGCGGTCGCGCTCCTTGGCCTCATCCCAAGTCGCATCACCCACCCCGGGCATATGGGCGATCTTCTCGGCCATAGCCCGCTTGCCGTAGTAGAGGACGACAGCCATGTCAGAACCTCTTCATCGTGTAGCCGGTGTGCTTTGTTCTCCGGGAGCCGGTGTAAAAGGCCGGCTCACCGAACAGCGCCCACCTAATTGGCTCACCCGTCATGTGGTTTGTGCCCCACTCGATTTGGGACTGCATACCGATTACGCCGTGCTCACGGTCGAACTTCCGGGTGAAGTGGATCGTGTAGACCCTCTCCGACTCGAACCCTTCGTTGTCCTGCTCCTGGCGTCTGGACGACGTCCCGGACTGGCCGAGAACTTGGATTCGCGCCTTAGTCGGGATACCGGTGTCGGACGGGTACGTCTTGTCGTTGCCGTCGCCGTCCTTACCCACGACCTGTGGGTAGACGACGACGTCCTGGTCACACCTGTCGAGGAGGCTCATCGGTACCCGCCTTTGGGTACGTTGCCCCAGTCGATGCGCCAGTCGTGGACGCAGAAGCAGATACCCACCTCGTGGTCGCACTTCAGCGGATCGACATGCTCAGGCCGAACGGCCTTGGTGAACTCGTCAGGGTAAGGACCAGGCGGCTGACGGTCGCTCGCGCTCATGTCGGCAACTCGAACGTCGGTACCAGGACGAACATCCCCGTACGCCGGATTCCCAGAGCCTCCCACTCCTCGGGGAGGATCTCCAGCACGCCAGAGGCCAGCCGCTGGCTGAGCATGTACGTGTAGTTACCGTCTGTCTCCTGAGTGAAGCCCTCCGGGTTCCTGAGCAATCTCAGGACCGCGTCGGCTTCCACCTGCTTGACATCCTCGACATCTATTGTCTCGGCGGTGATCTGGGCGTCCAGATCCTTGATGCGCCTGCGGATCAACCGCTCAGCGTCCTCCAGCCGGGTGGTGACGAGCGTTGTCTCCTCGTCGGAAAGCTCACGGACCCAGCGATTCTCAACGTCTTGTGGTGTCGCAATCGCCATGTCTCATTCACTCCTCAGTAGGCGGTACCTCGACCGGTTCGGGTTGTGGTTCGGGGGCAGGGGCGTCCTTCTTGGTCGCCCTCTTGCGCTTGGGTTTCTCTTCAGCACTGGCCCAACCGCCCGTGGCGATCAGCCGTGCTCCGTACTCGTCACTGACGGTGGCAAGGCCACCGACCTGTAGGTTGCGAACCTTCATGTGACTCCATTCCCACCGAGGGCGGGAGGCCCGAAGGCCCCCCGCCGTACGGTGTCAAGTGGATTACGCCTCGGTGGCGTTCTCGTTCGTCAGCTTGACGAACGCATCGACGTCGTTGATGAGAAGACCGAACTCGGCCTCCACACGGACGGCGACAAGGTTGTGCTGCCACAGCGACACGAACTCAGGCTCAGCGGTGGTGCCGAGGTTGAGGGTCGCCTGGTCCGAGACGTCGAAGGACAGGCCACCGACCTGGCCCCAAACGATCTGGCTGAAGTCGCCCTGGAAGCCCAGGACGTCGGGGGTCAGCGCAGCGTTCGCGACGTGATCCGACAGGATCGTGGGACGCGACAGGATGCGGCCCTCGCGGTACGGGGACGTGAGGCCCTCGTAGGTGCTCTCCACGAACAGGGGACGGCCATTGGCGTCCTTGGCCCCGTTGAGGATCGGCTCCGCGATGTCGTCCAGCAGGGTGCCGTTCCACTTCTTGCCGTCGTTGACGAGCAAGCCCAGGCCGATGACGCCGAGGGCGTCGTAGGCCGTGAGGGTGTCATCGGTGCCGGTACCGTCCGGGTCGACCAGGCTGACGGCCTTGGTCGTCTCGGCCAGGTAGTTGTCGAACGGGCTGTCGGTGCCCCACAGCGCAGCCGAGTCGAACGTCAGCGCGATGGCCGTGCCGATCTTGGAGCGCATGGTGCCCAGGTAGTTGAGCGGGTTCGCACGGACGGTTTCCGCTGATGCGATGAAGATCGTCGCGATCTTGTGAGGCTCAACGGACTTCACTCCGAAGTTGCCCTTGGTGATCGGCTTCATGTCGCCTTCACCGATCCACGACGCGGCGACGTCACCGGTCCAGTGCGGGATCTTCACGCCCGTGGTGCCCATCGGAATCTTCCGGGCGAGCTTCTGGACGATGGAGGTCTTCTCCGCTTCCGCGAAGTAGTCCTGTGCCAGATCCGGTTCCAGGGTACCGGCGAACATCGAGTCACCGGTCTGGGCGATCTGGCTGTGGTTGACTGCGAAGTCAGTGCCTGCGGCCATTCTTCTATCTCCTTGGGGTAGTTACGTTTTGGCTCAGAAGCCGATCTTGGCCTTGAGGGCCTGCAAGATCGGATCTCCGTTGAGCGGCAGCGGAGTGCCACCGCCCTTGCCTTGGGTGGGGTCGACGGCGGGGTCGATGCTGTCCCAGCCACCGAACAACTTGGCGGCAGACTTTGCGGACTCGGTGATTGACTCCTTGTCCGTACCCTGCAGGAACTCCGCGAGTGCGCGGACCTTGTCCGAAGGAACCTTCGCTTCGATAGCGGTGTACACCTTCTCCAGTTCGATCCAGGCGTTGCCCAGTTCGTTCTGCAGTGCGGCGTACGCGGTGTCCTTATCGGCCAACTGCGTCTCGTACTGCTGCTTCACAGCAGCAACAGCCTCATCGACAGCGGTCTGCTTCGACGTACGGTGAGCGGCGTTCTCGCGCCGCAGTCCCTCGACGTACTCCCGACTGAACACCTCGGGCTTGGATGCCTGATCCTCTGCTTGGGTGGTCGTGGTGTCGGTCGCGCCGGGGTTTACTTCGTCTGCCATTTTGGTGCCTCCTGGGCATGGTTGGACCCCACCAGGGGGTCGGGTGGTGACTAAGCCGCTACGGCGAAGTCGGTCATTGATACGTCTCCTCGTTCGAGGCGACGACGGAGAGCGTTTATCGTCTCCTTGTTGAGATCGTCGGTACGGGCCTCACCAGACTCGATGAGTGCTCGTGCCTCCAAACTCGCGTCCTCCCAGAGGGATTCAGCACGTTTCCATGAGTCGAAACCGGACCATGATCCGATGTCGAACACCGGCACGACCTTGCAGTCGCACCCGGTATGCCATTCCTCCATGAAGGGCCTGACATCCTCACCGGCAGCGATCATTCGCTGCGCCGTGTCGTCGTCCAGGTCGAGGCCGGCGGTTTCAGCGCCGACGTAGACCGGGCCACGGGAGATCAGCATCAGACACCAGGCACACGTCTCGTCCCCGGTCGCTACCCTGGCCCAGCCCTTGACGGACTGGCCGCGCTCCTGGGCCTCGCGGATCTCGTCGCGAGTGCTGTCCCGGAAGTCGGGTGACGACTGGGGGGTAGAGGGTGTGTCCCGTGGCTGAAACTCCTTGAGCAGGTCCCGAAACTGCCTCCGCTCGCGAGAGCGGAACACCGTCTCCTCGACGGCGGTCAGTATCGGGTCCTGTTCTTGCTCAGGTATTTCCAGTGGGTCGTCCTCGACCGCCCGGATGATCTGCTTGCGGCCACCGAGTTCCACCGACCGGACCGCCCGCAGCGCGAGCGCCCCGGACGCCGATTCACCAGCTTCCTCCCGCGACATCTTCTCCCTCACGGGATTCATGTCGGAGACGAACTCCTCGAAGTCGTAGTCAACGAGGAACTGCTCGTGCCGAGGCAGTTCCGGTCGGTACCGGCTCCGCTCGCTGTCGTAGAACTCACGAGCGACCTCAGCGGCCCTGAGCCGCTGTTGGTACACCTCCGGATAGATCACCTGTAGAAGCGCGATCCAGTCCTTCACCGATAACCTCGGCCCCAGGAAGAACCGCGCTGTCTTCAAGACGTACGCGGCTACTGTTGCCGTGATAAGGGAGATCTCGTAGGCGTACTCTTCAGCGGTCACTCGTCAGACGCCCCCTCGGACGGAGGGGAGTCGGAGTTAGCCTGCGCCCCAGCGGGGGTCGGCTTAGCTCCTGGCTTGAGAACCTGGCCCAGAGCACCCGCAATCGGGTCCTCCTGCTCGTCCCATTCCTTCATCTTCCGGCGCTGCTCGACCGAGTAGCCCATGTCGATACGGCCCTGCTCCTTCGGGATCAGGCCCATACCCTGGTTGTAGAGCTTGGTGGCTGCGTCAGCCTTCGCCGCATACGTCGGAGTGCTTGGGTCAGACCAGATCGTCTCCATCCGGAAGTAATCCGGTGGGACCTCGCCGCCCTTCATGACGACGTAGGCCACGCGCATGACCTGTTCCCAGGCCCCGCCGAAGATCCGTGCCTTCCGCTCCGCGTTCATCACCAGTCGCGACTCCGAGGACTTGATCGCCTCAGCCGAGGCGGGGTTGTCCGAGGAGAACGACAAGTACTGCGGAGGCAGGCCCGTGTAGGCGGCAGCCTTCTTGTCCAGTGCGTCAAGGGCATCCACGAAGTTGCGAAGCTCTGCAGCGTCGAACTGGTACGCCTTACCCTGCTCATCCTCGAAGCCGAGGATGCGGGAGTAGTACGCCTCGAACGCCTGACGCGGCGTCGGGATGTCCGTGTCGTCCGGGATGCCGAGTTCACGCTTCGTCACACCGAACAGCAGCCGCAGGGGCACGCCCATAAGCTCAGCGGTGGACTGCATCAGCATCAGCGTCCGGGCCGCAGCGTCGGTCACCGACCGAAGCTCCGGAGTGATCTCAGTGGTGCCGAACAGATCCGACAACCGAGTCCGGTTCGCAAGTGGCACAACCGGAACCATCTCCAGGCCGTGGGCGACGTTGTACGTCTGAACCCAGTTGCCCTCGACCTTGTCGAACACCGTCGTGGTGTTCGGCAGGTAGATCGTGGCCGAGATGATCTCGTTGCCCTGGTCGTCGTAGATCGCCCGGATCGCTTCCTTGACCCTGCGGGTCTTCGGGTCGATGTTGGCGTGGAGGTTCGTCGGCGGCTCCACCCGGATCAGGGGGACGTTCGGGTCAACCCCGAAGTCCACCTTTGGATCTGGCTTGGAGATCGTCACGAATGACCGCCCGTGTACCAGTGCATCGACATGGCCCAGAGTCGACTCGACGTCGAGGTCGTTGGCCTGCCACCAGTCCCACATCTCTTCGTCGGCCTCGTCCTTACCGGCGATCTGGAATCCCTCCAGGTTCAACCGGTCAGCGAGTGCGTTGATGTACAGACGCGGATACCCGACGTGAGCCAGAAGCTGGCGCATCTCGGGCGGGACCGCGATGCCGATAGCGTCAGGACGACGCTGGGATTCGTAGTACGCGGTGTTGTCTGCGAGCGGACGGACCTTGTCCTCGAACTCACTGATCAGCGGCTCCAGCCGCTCTACGGGGTTGACGTTCTTCTGTTCTCCTGCCGGGGCGGTCATCTAATCACCACCGCTCGACCGGTGCGGCTCTTTTTGCTCATCAGGTAGTCCTGTCTGCTGCCGAACGCAAGGACAGCGCAAACCGCAGCGTCGATCTTCTTGCTGGAGTCCTTGCTTTCTTTGCGTATCGAAATCGCGTCGAATGTCGTAGGGTGCCTTCTGGCGTTCAGAACGTGTTGGCGCAGAACGGGATTCGAGTCATGCCACAGTTCCTTCTCAAGGACTGCGTCGAGAAACCTCTCGCAGTCCAGTGCGAATCTCTTTGTCTGACCGCGCATGTCGAATGCAATCGGATTGCCCGGTGTCGCATTGACTTTCAGCTTGCGCTTGAAGTCCCTGCCCCACTGGTCGACGTATGCCTCGAACTCCTTGACGTCGGCCCGGAAGCCGACGACGTCGTACCGCTGGAATGCAGACCGCACCACGGCGTCGACATCCTCGCGGGGAACCTCGTCGTGCGGGTGGTCAGCCGGGTTCCACGCCTTCAGTAGGAACAGCATCCCGTCCTTGACCCGGCACGCCACCAGGGCGGTCCAGTCGTCGGACTTCGAGCCGTCGAAGCCGAGGGTGATCCTGTCGTTCTTCTGGAGCCTGAACTCCGGTTCCGTCAGCGCCAGCCGATCCCACCAGGACGGTGCGATCCACGAATCCTCGTGCGCGTTCACCTGATTCAGGAACTTGCGCCGGGACTCCGTCACGGAGTTCCTGGTGTTCAGGATCGACCCCAGGATCTCCTCCAGGGGAAGCCAGTACGAGTCGCCTCGGGCGATCTGCAGGCCCTCCATGAGTTGGGCGATGCCCGCCTCGTAGCCCTCCGGGTCCTCCTTCTCGGAAGGGATCTCCGAGACGGGGGTGTCCGCTGGGGCCTCCAGGGCGTCGTACATGATGCCGGTGTCGACGGCCTTGCCCGACAGGATGTCCTGCCAGTGGTCGTACGCCTTCTCGGCAACGGTGTCGTTGCCCGGGATGTGCGCGTTGCAGATCGCGAGCTTGCGAGCGCCCGGGATCTTCGAGACGTTGCCCTCGATCACGTCATCCATCGCGGGGCCGTCGTTGACGTTTCCGTCGGGACCGACTCCCCACCATTGGGTTTCGTTCTCGATGACCAGCGTCGGGCGGTTACCCTCCATCGAAGCCGGCGACGATGTCGCGGCCTCGATCCGGCCACCCTCCTCCGAGTAGATGACGAACTTGTTCACGTCGAGGCCGTAGTCGGCCTTCATCTGCTTGGAGATCATCACCGGGAACATCGAGAAGGTGTTCTTCGTCTGGTCCTGGCTGACAGCGGCGACGGTGATCCACGCCGCGTGGCGCGGCTTGCCCACCGGGCTGCCGTCGAGGTCCCAGTGGCTGAATGCCACTGGGCCACAGAGTTCTACGAGTGCGATGGCGGCACAGAGCGGGTCCTTGCCCCAGCCCTTCATGCGGCGCAGGCAACCTTCGCGGTATGCGTAGTTGCCGCGCTCGTCCACGGCGTACCACCACAGGATGAACCGAGCCTGCTCCAGCGTCGGTATGAACGGCCCCCCGCCAGCGGGGGAGCGGACATACTCCGCGAGCCAGTTCAGTACACCCCATCCGAGTGTCCTGGCGGGCAGCGCCCACGAGCCGTCCTCGTGGACCTGCCACACCGGGCCGATCTTGTGGGGCGGTTGGGGGAGGAGCGGCCCCGGGTTGAGATAGAGGCTCACTCCTCCTCCCTTCCGTACGGTGTCAAATTGTTGGAGTACTGTGGCCGGTTGAACCCGCTCTCTAGGTGCGCGGCTCCCTTGTTGCCACAGCGTCTCCTGGCTCAGGACGGTGAATCCTGAAGTCTCAGCGGTCTTCTGGCCTCTTGAAGATGTCCAGGTCGTTCCACTGCCCATACGCCTGGTCGAGGCTGGTGGGTACCGAGTTGATCAGGTCCGACGCCAGCGGCCCGAGGCCGGGGATCGTCCCGACCGCTCCCGTGACCACGCCCTTGACGCGGTCGAGTTCGGCCTGTGCTTGCTTCTGTGCTTCGATGACCTTCTCGACGCCCTTGACGACCTTGTCGCCGGGTGTCTCGGTGTCGGCGTTGGGGGTGGCGAACACGCCACCGGCCCCGGTCAGGAAGGCCCCGGCCACCAACATCCACTGGCCTGGGTCGAGCGTCGACACGTCAGCACCGACCTTGAACGCCGCCAAAGTGCCTGCGGCGGCTACGAATCCGCCCATCACTGCCTTGGCGACGGACGCGGGTGTGTACTTGGTCATGCGATACCTCTCACTTGCTTGTAGCGGAGGAGAACCTCGGGGTTCTCCCGCTCGATGCGGTTCAGTACGTGCTGGTAGACCGTCTTGGTGACGGCATCCTTCAACTTCCCGTTACCGCTCGCCGCCAGGACGATCCGGTGAAGCTCACCGAGATCGCCTGCCATAGCACGCCGTTCGGCGTGTATCGGGTGCAGCATCCCGTCGAGTGAGTGCAGCTTCTCGTGCAGCATCCACCTGGCACCTTCGCCCGGGGTAGCGAGATCACTCCACGACTCGGTCTTGTTGAACAGACACGCGTGGATCTCGTCAATCTTCTTGATGACCGCTGGATCTGCCAATGGATCATCCTCTCCTATCAAGCTGAGGCGGTTGTATATCTGCTCAGCCTCTGCGAAACGCTGGTCGTATCGGTCGGGGTACGCACTGACCTGGACGGCCTGTGCCCACCCGCCCGGGGTCCGGGCGTCGGTGTTGTACGGGAAGTCCGTCAGGCCGCGCTGGCCCTGTCGCCCCCCCAGGTAGAACAACCGCGAGGACCCAATCGGGTCCATCGTCTCCGACAGCGGCCCCCACGCCTGACGCTGCTGGTACAGGCCAGTCGAATCGTGGTCTGCCCCAACGGCATCGTGCGGGAAGTTCAGGCTGGCCGGGACGTTGCGGTTGGCGTACATCGTCCGGTTCGTCTCGACCAACTGGACGGCGATGGCGATCTTCTGACCCTTGGGCGTGATGTTCAGTTCACGGCCCACGGTGATCGCGGCCATCGCGTAGCCGTCCTTCTTCGACAGCGGCATGTGCCCGCCGCTGCCGCCGCGCTTGAACGTCGAGAACCCGTCGGCCCGGATCTTGCGGGCGATGAACTCATCGACCTTCTTGGCCGGTCGGTCGTTGGCGCGGTCGTAGGTGTTGGGTCCAAGCTGGAAGTGCATCCAGTCCTGAATGCTCCAGTACCCACCGCAGAACACGGTGCCCTCGTACCAGTCCAGAAGCTCTCGGAGCTTCGCGGCCTTGTCGCCCGGGTACGCCCTCGCCATCGAGATTCCGAGGCGGAACGTCCTGCCGTCAGCGCCATTCCAGTTCAGGTCCATCCCGGTACCACCGGGGTGGTTACTGGTGTCTACCGAGTTGTCCTGGGTCCAGCACGCTGAATCGTGGTCGCGCAGCGGCTCGACGTAGGCGTTGAAGTCGGCGGCGAACGCCCGCAGGATCTGCAGGGGAGCGCCGTTCTGGATCTGCAGCCACACGTCGTTGCTGCCCGGGACCATTATCCAGGTGCAGGAACCTTGGTCGACGTAGGGCCAACCGTTCTCGGAGTACGCGTTGCCGCGAAACAGCCTGCGTGCCATCGGAACTCCTCTCTGTTGGTGGTTGCGGAAGCAGGACTCGAACCTGCGAAGCTCGAAAGCGTCTGATTTACAGTCAGATCCCGTTGCCGCTTGGGTATTCCGCATGGGCAGACACCGAGGGACTCGAACCCCCAACCAGCGGCTTTGGAGACCGCTGCTCTACCAGTTGAGCTAGGTGCCTATGTGGCCCGTTCAGTAGGTGGAGCCAATACCTAAGCCGCAGAGCGACTTACACGTTCAGTGCCTTCGCCAGCAAGCTGACGACTACGTCGTCAATCTCACCGGGGATCACGTCAGGGTGATCCCGGAAGAACTTCACTGCCTTCTTCAGCGCGAACAGCGCGACGTAGGACTTAAGTGCCGTCATGGCACCTCCTTAGTTGAGTAGTGTGGCGACGGCGCGAGCCGTTGCAGGGCCGGTCATCGTCACCGAGGTGTTCCCGGGTTGCACGAGGCCGTGACCGCCGCAGAAGCCGTACCAGTTGAATGCCGAGTCCCCGACGTTGAACCGTTGGGTAGGTCCGACCGTTCCGGCACCCGCCCATACACCTACGGCCATGCTTCCCTCGGGAGCAGTGACGCCAACCGAAGCACCACTGCCGGTAGTGCCGGTGCCCAGGTTCTTGACGTTCTTGAAAAACAGGCAGTACATCGAGGTGAAGGTGGAGAACGCCACGCAATGCCCGGTGTTGACGGCGACCGTGCGTGCCGTCGCCCCGTATGTGCCTGGTGCGAACAGGAATCCGAACACTGCCATCGTTCCGCTATTCGCCATCGAGGTCATCGAAGACCCGGCGAACGATGCGCTGATCCCACCGGAGTCATTGACGCGGGTGAGTACCACCGCGCAGTCGGCGTCCGAGGGGACGGTGACTGACACCGTGCGGCTACACCCACCACCCGAGAAGGCGCTGATGCCGACGTACTCGATGGGCACCGAGTTCGACCACACCTCGGTCGAGCCGAGGTAGACCTTCTGGGCCACCGTGTCACCGACGTAGACCTTGCTGATGTCGGTGGTTCCGAGTTTGAGTGCCATTACGCCGTCACTACGTAGACCGTGTTGGCGTCCTTCGTGCCGATGGCGGTGTACTGCGCCGCCGTGCCCTTCCAGAGCACCAGCGATGTCGCTGTGCCGTTGTTGGACCCCGTTACCTTGCCGGTACCGAGTTGCGACACTGCGATGGTCGCCGCAGCGACGATGGCTTCGACAGCCGAGTCGAAGTCCGAGATCGTTGAAGAGTCCTGCGTGCCTGTGTGATTGGCACGATCCTCGGCGTAGCCCTTGGTGGCCGCGTGAGCGTCATCGGTAGGAGTGCCGACCTTTAGCTGGCCGTCGCCGTTCCGGCGCGGGATCGAGTACCCCTCAGCGTTCTCGGTCATCGTGACCGATGCCTGGGAGCCGTCCCACTCGACCACGTAGACGGTGTTGGCGGTGCTCGACTTGTCGCGCTTTTCGGCTAACGCGTCGTCCAGGTCTGTGACGTCCGAAACCGTGTGGTCATGCGTCGATGGCGGGAAGGTCGTCGGCTTGTCGGTGATCCCGGCCCACGTCGTCGTGCCGGGGGGACCTTCAGGCCCTTCCGGTCCCTCCGGTCCTTCCGGACCTTCTGGTCCCTCCGGTCCCTGTGGACCCTCGACGCCTTGAATCTGTGCGCCCGAGCCATCCGCAGGGAACGCGGAGCCTGACCAGATGTACAGGCTGCCGTCAGACTGTACGAAGACCGAGTAACCCACGTCTTCCGGGCCGAGGCCCGTGGGGAGCGAAGCGTAGTCCGCAACGATCTGGTCGATCTTGAGGCCCTCGCCTTGGGGGCCTTGCGGCCCCTGTGGCCCTTCAGGGCCTTCAGGACCCTCTGGGCCTACCGGACCCTCCGGACCCTGGATTCCTTGCTCTCCTTGCGGCCCAGCCTCTCCTACAGGCCCCTGCGGACCTTCAGGGCCTTCTGGCCCCTGTGGGCCTTCAGGACCCTGCGGACCTTCCGGTCCTTGTGGTCCTTCGGGGCCTTGCGGTCCTTCGGGACCGACGGGGCCGGGGATGCCGCCGACCAATCCGCCCTGTGGGGGAGTGCCGATGAGTTGCATTGTCTATCCGTTCGGTGTCAAGTAAGCTACAGCGGCGTGTAATCGGGTGTCGCCATCGAGCCGGGGTAGAGGCGGTCAGCCGTCTTCGCGTACAGCGTTCCCAGGATCTGCAGCCCAGAGAAGTTCTGCAGTCCGACGAAGACCGCGCCGGTCGGCTTGTGGAAGAAGCACGCCGTGCCGTAGCCGTTGATGCCGCCCGGGTGCCCCCACCAATCCTCGCCGTAGTTGACCAGTCCGAGGCCGTGCCCGAAGTGGGTCGGCGCTGGAGAAGGCATTCCGGTTGCCACCGGGACGCACGTCTCTGGGTCGGTCAGGATCTCCATCGACTCCGGGGACACCAAGGTGCCCGCGTGGACGTGTTGGGCGAGCTTCTGGAGGTCGGCCAACGTCGACACCATTGCGCCTGCACAGGCGAAGATCTCGGGGTTGATGACGGTCTGGTCGTTGACCGCCGGCACGAACCACTGGATGATCGGGATGCTCGCGAGCGGGTGCGGGCCGTACCCGTGGGCCGCTGGTTCCGGGAAGCTGTTGGGAGCGATCCCGCTGCCGGTCGGCCAGTACGTCTGGGTCATGCCGAGCCGCTTCACGATGTCGACCATCAGGATCTCCCGGATGGGTTTCCCGGTGATCGCTTCGAGTACGTAGCCGAGCACGATGTACTGGCTGTTGGTGTATCCGTACGCGGCACCCGGGGCGTTCCTCAGCGGGTTGGACTTCGCCAACGCCAGCGTCTGGGCCGCTGACCACGCGGTGGCCGGGTTGAGCACGAAGTTCAGCATGAACGTCATGTTGGACTGTTCGTTGTACAGTCCGGAGGTCATCTGCAGCAGGTGCCTGATCTTGATCAGGTTGCCACTGGGAAGGCCCGGGACGAACTCGTCCACCGTGGTGTCGAGCGTCAGCTCTCCCGCGTCGATCTGCATCCAAATAGCCAGTGTCACAAGGATTTTCATAACCGACCCGGCCCGGAAGTGATCTCCCAGGCTGAGAGCACGACCTGCGGTCGTCCCGAACGCCGCCGCGTATTTGCCAGCGGGACCGCTGATCATGAACGACGTGCCGGGGAAGCCGTAGGTGCTCATCATGCTGGTGGCGAAGCCGTCTATCGCGGTCCGATCCGTCGGGCCGAGATCCGGGTCCTCGGCTTGCCAGATGATCGAGCTACCGAGGCTGATCTTCTTGATCTCGTTGCTGCCCCAGGAGACTCGCTTGATGGGTTTGTCGCCCAGCGTGGAACCTGCCATTACGTCTCCTGTTCGATGTCAAGTATCAGTACCGGTGGTACAGGGTGGTCGGGTTCTTCGGCGTGATGGTGTTGTACGCAGCCTCGGAGCCGAACCACATCGTGATGTCGGTGGCTACGCCATCGAGCACCGCGTAGGCGACCTTCGGGCGGTTGGTGATCTCCAGCCACTCGGTCGGACCTGCGGGTCCGACTGGGCCTTCCGGCCCGGTTTCGCCTGTCTCGCCCTGCGGCCCCTGCGGGCCTTGGACGGGCGCACCGTCCTCCTCGGCAGGCCATGCCGAGCCGTCGTAGCGGTAGAGCTTGGTGGCCGCGAGCCAGACGTCGCCCTCGTCCACTCCCGTGTCCGGGAGTTCCGCGTAGGTAGCGACCTGGCCGTCGATCTGTATGCCGTTGCCCTGCGGACCCTCGGGTCCTTCGGGGCCGGTGGGTCCTTGGATGCCCTGCGGCCCTTGGGGGCCGACCGGACCCTGCGGCCCTACCGGGCCGACCGGGCCTTGCGGGCCGACCTCGCCCTGGAACTGGGCACCGGTGCCCTCCAGCGGCCACGCGGTACCCGACCACATGTACAACTGGCCGTCGTACTGGTTGAACGCCGCGAATCCCTCATCCTCGGGACCGAGGTCCGAGGGGAACTCCGAGTAGTCGGCGTAGACGCCGTCGATCTCCAGCCCGTCGCCCTTCGGCCCCGGGGGGCCGGGGATGACACCGAGCAGACCACCGTGCTGGCCGAGCGCGCCGGTCGGGTCGCCAGTGGGCGCGAATCCTCTAAGCAGCACCTTGCACCTGGACCCTTCCGACGGCGATTACGTCGCCGCCTTCCGGCTCGCCGTCGGGCAGCCACACGAGTTGGTACGCCGTCCGGTTGCTGATGGTGTCGACCACCTCGGACTCGACCTTCAACATGGCGAGGTGGCCGGTGATGTCGAAATGCCAGTCATCGACATCGAGTCCGGTGAACTCGATGAACAAATCGCCGGCGGGGAAGTCGGTCGGCTCCATCTCGGCGTCGAGATTGACGAATGCCCATTTGAAGTCGCGGCCAGTGGTGAGGATCAGTGGCTCCGAGGGGAGCTTGATACCGATGGGCATAGCGGTTCCTTTCAGAGAGAAACCCGGAGGGGGGAGCGGCACCGAGAGGAAATGCGCTCAGAACCCCCTCCGGGGGTTATTGGGCGCGGGTTTGCGCCCCTAGTTGTTCCTTGAACATCGACGCGATGTCGGTGACGACCGCGTCTGTCTGATTCCGCTGAATCTCGAGTTGCACCCGTCGGCGGTCGCCCTCGGAAACGAGGATGCCGGTCAGCATCGAGTTGATCGTCGCGAGAATTTGGCCGTTCGGCTTTCCGGACCAACACTCCCGGTTCGCGAAGTGCAGAGCCATCCGGGCGTAGGCCCAGTCCGATGGCTCGTAGTACTGAGCCTGCGCTGACTTCGCCAGCGAGTCCCACAACTGCGAGACGACCGGATGGGCATCCGGGATGCCCATCGGTGGGGCCTTCACCGGTTTGGTCGCCACCGGTAACTGCGTCACCGGAGTCTCCGGTTTGTTACGACGGACCCTTTGGTCCGAGCGTTTGGGTATTGGGCCGAACTCTCCCACTGGTGCCTCCTGGGCTTCTGGTGGGCACCTGGCCCACGGTCAACGAGTCCCGGGGTGGCGTTCCAGCGGCATCAGCCGAGCCGCACGCATTCGACGTTTCTTGTCGTTGCCTTCCGCAGAACTCTTCCTCGCATGGCAGCGTTCACACGCTGCCTGCAGGTTGGACCGGGCGTGGTTATCGCCCGGTTGCTTGTGGTCGACGTCGGTTGCCTTCCCGAGGCAACCGCGTAGCCGAATCTGGCACCGGTAGCCCGCGTCCTTCAGGACCGGCTGCCGGTAGTTCTCGTCCCAGTCGGCGGGGAGCCGACTGCGTCGATCCGAGGTGTTCCAAGTCAAGTCACCCTCCGGGGGGTGGTAGGTATTCCATCCGAGGGATACCGAGGATGGGATGCCTACCGGGGGGTAGGCCATCCGGTCTTTTGGGACCTCCTGGCCGACCCCCCAAAGGGGAGGCCGGGAGGGCCTTCCGGCCTTGGGGCCTACAGGCCCTCGGGGGTAGCGGCCTCCAGCCTGTCGGCTGGGGCCTTGTCGGCGCTGGCCGCAGCGCCTCTGGTCGGCGGCGCTGAACGCCGCCTCTAGTGGTTCGGGCCGTTCCGGCCCTCACCTAGTAAGTAGCCGTCTGCAAATCCTGTTCGGTGTAAAGTGTGACCAAGGTCACGGTATCTGTTTTCCCGACCTGGGGTTTTGGGGGATGTCAACCTAGTTGAGACTTACAGACCCGTACAGGATAGGGCAACCGCA